CAGTGTCAATCCGTATGCCGTACCCAACCAAGCATGACCATCCTGCTTCTTGACTCCGCACGACCAGACTATGTGCGTTTCGTTGCCGTCCTGCTTAACCGCGAAAAAGTCCAATGGGTCAATCGCATATTTGAGCATCATATTTGACAGGAGTTTTTCGACCTCGGAAAAGGGAACGTCGGTATCCATTGGATAGGCTCGGCACGATTTGAATTTCCTCAATGCCCTCTGGACTCCCTGCCTGTCTGATTCCTTGCGGAAGTCCGCTTTCAATACCCTATCAGGTGTGAGTGCCATTTCGTTTCCTTTCCTGATTTAAATTTAATCGCACCCATATGCTCTGCCTTTTAATAGGGGTAACGCAGGGAATCCACGTTAGCTACTCGCTTCATCCCTGCGCCCTCGCCCTTATAAATCGGATGGTTCAGATTCAAGGAATTCAACCTAATTACCTAGGCTTAGACTAAATGTCCCAATCGTCCTCATCGTCATTATCATCATCTGCGCCACCTGCGTTGTCGTTCTCGATAAGCAGGTCAACGTACACCTGCGCCTTTTGGCGTGGCTTCACCGAAATGCCACGCTCCTTGCACTCCTTGTAAAGCTGCGGCGCGGTCATACCAGCGTAGGGGTTTTCCTCGTCGGCACCCTCGTCCTCGGCTTCCTCGACAGGCTCAGGCTCGGGCTGCTTCTTTGCGGGACGGCCACGACGCTTGGGCGCGGGCTTCTCCGCTTCCTCGGCATCAGCAGCAGCGGCCTTGCGAGGACGGCCACGGCGCTTCGGTGCGGGCTTTTCGACCTCGGTAGCGTCCTCGTCGGCATCCTCGTCCACGTCTGCCGTATCAGTGGCCTTAGAAGCACCCTCAGCGCCCCACACGGCCTTTGCAGCGTTGTTCATCTTGGTTCCGGTGGTCGCATCGCCGATAAGCTCGGCAACGTCTGCCATGGCATCAGGCGCAAGCGCGACAGCCGCCGAAATCTTTGCGAACGGAACAGGGTACTTCTTGGCAATGTCGTTGATTGCGTCGAAGTCGTTAGTGCGAATCGCCGTAACGAAATCCTTCACTGTGTAAGCTGCCATCTTTAGTTTCCTCTCTCTCGCTTACCACATTGACTTAAAACACCGTGCCTTTGCACGCTTCCCACTCTAGCACTCAACAGGGTACAAATCTAGCTGGAATCTGAGAAATAACGTTTTATTCCTCATCCCAATCCTCTGCAATCTCGGCTTCCTCGGCTTCGATTGCGGCCCCAATCGCTTCGTGGAGTCCCTTGAGCAAGTCAAGGTCTGCCACCGTGATTGCGCCCTTCATGAAGATGCTCGTAATCTTATCGTCCTCAACGACGCGAATCTGCTGCGCGATAGTGTACCCTCCCCGGCTGCACGCGCTTATCACGACGTTTCGGTTCTTGCTGATTTTGGCCTTTGCCAACTCGGTATAGGTAATGTCGCTACTCGTCTTTCCCGGCATTACTCGTCACCCCAATCATCATCGTCCCATTCTTCGCTTTCGGTTTCCTCTTCGGATTCGTCCTCGTCCTCAAGCTCGACGCTTGCGGAATACGTAACCGCGAACTGCGGCACATCATCAGACTTTAGCGGCAAGTTGTTGAGATTGTCAACCTCAACGAAATCGCTAAGGCCCTCGAATTGAAGCTTGGATTCCCCATCATCGAGAATCGTAGTTTTCTTCACCCGGAACAACCCAAGCGGATACTCACGCTCACCAACGACCTTGGCAACAATCGAAACATCTTGGCTCAATAGCTGCTGTAGCTCGATGGTGTGAACCAGCTCCGAATACTCCGCATTTAAATTTAAAGTCACCGCTCCGTTTGCACGCCTGTTGTGGTTCGCATACGTGACCACCTGACGGATGCTAATGTCCCTCTCCTTGCTCATGTCGCGCTTCTCTCCTTTCTTTCACTTTTGGCTTTCATTTCTGCCCTCATTTCCTCGCGCACGCTCGCACCGCTGCCTATCACCCTGCGATGCACCTTAGAAGCCACAGAATCGATTCTAAGGCCCTCTTCAATAGGTTCAGGCTTATTACCCATATTGAGGTATTCGGCTACCTCTAGCAAGCTCTCAGGGCTTACGAGAAGGTATGTGGAGTTGTCAGACAGGAAGTTGATAGCGAATATCGGCAACCTGTGCGAAACCATTGCGTTGTGCTCAAGCTTTGCGATATCAAGCTTCTGTATCCTGATTGACTGCGCATCGGTGGATTTCAGTTGGCAAAGCAAGTCCTCGGACTCGCCATCCTCCTTGCACACCCATCCGCTACCGCTACCGGGAACATGCTCAAGCCCAAGGCGCTCCATTACCTCGCGCTCGTTCCGATAGTAAAATTTTCCGCTCCTTTTGTTTCCCAATTCATTTCTCCTTTTTTATTTTATAGGCGCGGCCCTTCTCCACCATGAGAAAATATACCATGAATTGCGCATGCAGACACGTGGGAAACACAAATTAAATTTTCCCTCACATGTCCTTCGTAACGTCATAGCAAACGTACTCATGCGCCGACATGTCTTGTATCGTCTCTGCGAATGCACCAGCAAGCATACGCAAACCATACGCACAGACCATCGTAAGCGCCATGTTGTTCATCGGCATCGAATAGCACAGCGAATACCCAAGGCTTCTCACATCGTCAAATCCTGTTGATTCCAGCTTGTGCCACTGGACACGCCACACCGGGTTGCCGCTCTTGTCGTTTCCGTACAGGTCGAAACTAACGACTATCGGCTTGCGCTTCTCATCCTCTGGAACGATTTCGTAATCGAATCCGACACAGCGATTGAACACATGCCTTTTGTTGATTAAGTCCTTCTGCTTGATTGCCATGTCACTTGATTCCCTTCATGTGGTCGTAGCTCGTGACGATGTGATTTGCTATCCCCTGAATCTTTCGCCTATCGAAATCATTGAGCAAGCGGATACACTCGGCAACGTTCTTTCCGTCGAACGAATCCATGGCATAGGAATATTTCGAACGCTCGAAATCCTCGTTCGAATAACTCTCATCGTCCCAAATCATGTCTGCAAGCTGGTCTGCAAGCTCATAGTCAAACTTGCCGTCTGGCAATGCGTCTGCCCTACCAATCACGTACACCACGAAACCAAGCGAAAGCACGCGCTGCTCGATATGGCTGAAATGCTGTTGCCTGTCCTGATACATCCATCTTGGGGACTCGAAATCGATTCTTGGCATTTCGTTTTCCTTTCTCTCGTTAAATTTAAATGCCACAAAACAAGGGAAGGGGAACCCATTCGGATTCCCCATTGCCCCGATTTGCCTACGCTGCAAGCGCCTGAACCTTGAGAAGCGCCCTCGTGTACTTGTTGGAAATGTTCGGACGGATGGTGCGCAAGGTGTCGTTGTCGATGCCCTTAACAACCGCAATCCGAATTATCGTCTCAAGCGCCATGCCAGCACCCTCAAGCTTGGTGACGCTGATGATTGCACGATAAGAGAACGTCGCACGGATGCCAAGGTTGTTGCAAGTCTCGCGCATGGCGTGCATGAAGTCCACCAGCTCACGATTACCGTTGGAAAGGCTCAGCTCTACGCGCTCGTCATAGTCGAACTCAATCATAACGAATCGGTCAAGCGTGGCACCGTCAAGGCTCATGCGGCCAGTGTACATATCGTCTGCACCGTTGCCCATGGTGTTTCCAGCGGCCACGAAATGCACGTGGTCAAACTCTACGCGACCAACAGGAAAGTTGAAATAACCATTTGCGATTGCAGCATTGAGAAGCACCAGAACCTCGGGAGTGGAAGCGTCAATCTCGTCAAGGAAGAAAATGCAATCCTTCTCGGACACGCAAGCCTGATAAAACTCAGTCTCGTTGTAATTGCTGTTGGCATCCTTGTAGCCAGTCAGCTTGAACTCGTCCTGCACGCTATTGGCGAAATAGAAGTCCCAACCAAGCTCCTTGGCAATCTGCTCCACCGTGTAGTTCTTGCCAGCGCCAGCAGGGCCACCGAGGTACACGGGAAGTCCGCACTCAAGGCAGGTCTTGATTGTGTCGTACTGAGCGTGACGAATCGGGCCATCGGTAACGACGTTCTCAGGCTTGACGCTCTCGGCAGTGGTGGGAACCTCAATCTCAGGAACCTCAATGGTGCCGTTGGAAGCGATTTCCTCGGTGATGCTCTCGACAACGCTCTGGTTTGGCTTGTTGCCGCCGTTGTTGCCGCGACGCTTGCCAGAAACCTCGACCATCTTAATTGCTTCGGTAACCTCAAGAGTGGCAAGGTCGAAATAAATGTTCATGCCAGTCATGCGCACGTAGGTTCGCTTGCCCTGCTTCATGATTTTCTGGTTGTACTTGTAAACCTTGTCAGAAGAACCAAAGGAAGCCGTGGCCTGAATGCCCTTGCCGCCCTTTGCGAAGGTGTGAATCGTGAAGTTGTTCACGGAACGCAGGGAATCGGACTTGTAGGAAAGGGATACGGTCTGGTTGACGGTGTTGGTCTTGACGGTGATGGTGTTGGTGCGCTCGGTCATGTTTGCTGCCCTCCTAGGCACTTGGGTTTGTCTGTCCTGACAAGAACAATAATACGCTTCCCAAATACCAATGCAAGCCAGAATCCGAAAATTTTTGCTCAGCCACAAAATATTTTTCGGATTCTGGCAAATCTGTATTTTATTTTGCGAAGTTGCCGCCAAACTGCTCCAAATCGTCAAGGCTCGAAATCTTTGCAGTGTCGCAATAAATGAAGCTAGGCAGGAAATACGTACCAGATTCGGTAATCAGAGCTTCGCGCATTTCACCAGCCCTTACCACGGAACCATAATTCCAATTATATTTCGTGGTATTCGTCATTGGCGAAACCTCAATGTATCGGAACATCAAGCGCCTGAGCATGGAAGGATGTGCAAGCGGAAAAGCAAGCTTGGAAACGTTGAGTTTTTCGGAAGCATCCTTGAGCTTTACGTTAACGATTGTCCTGTACGTGCCAGCGCTCGTTTTCGTACCCATGGTGATATACAGATTCACGCGATATCCCAATGACTCAATGCGCTTGATTATCTGCATGGCCTTTACGGATTCCTCGACAATCGTATCCGCATCGGTCGAACCAGAATAATCAATCGACTTGTACAGCGTGATTACGCGCTGCTTGATTTGCTGCTTCTTCATACGAATCATGCAATTGGGCTTGCCCTGAATATACCTAGGCACCGATACGAAACCGCCAGCAACGTCATAGCACCTACGATTTATCGATTGTGCCTGTGCCTTTTTCTCAGCCTTGGCAAGCTTGATAACCAAGTCCTCAGCCTTGACGCTCCAACCCTCGCGGAAGAGCTTCATCGCTTCGTCAAACGATTCGGTGTGGGTGAAATACTCAGCGCCCTCAAAGCTGGACAACCTTGCATCCTTAAACGCCGCATTGGTTTCGGTTGTCGTGATGTAGTCGGCGAACTCAGCAAGCGAATTGAAGTCTACGACCTTGTAGCCATTAGTGGATTTGGTCTGCTTCATTGTCGGTACCTCCAAATAGGAAAAGGTTTTTCGGACAAGAAGCATTCTAGCACTACGCGAAATCCTTTGCAACTGACAATCTTGAAGAGCTTTACGAACTTGAAGAACCACAAGGAAGGAAAATTTAAGAACAGAAACCATAAAGCTTCGTTTGTTTCATTTGGTTCTTACACCACAAGGAACTTTTTCTGTTTTGCTTTTCTGTTTCCTTGTGGTGTAAATCCCTTTGTCTGCTTTCTTGGTTTTCTTGTTTTGCTGTTAAGCTGTTAACTGTTCAACCTACCCTAACCCCCTATAGTCCCCCTTCCCCTTCCTTCGGGGAAAATTTATTTCGTCAGTTGAACGTGTCACGAAATCCGTTCTGCTCCATCAGGCTACGCACTTCCCGGTGATTTCCAAGGCCCATTAATTTTTGCAGCTCTTCAACCGTAGGTCTGCGCTTCATCGGATATTCCTTGCGCTGGATTCCAACGTAGTTGTACGTTGCTTTTGGCCTTTCATCCGATTTTCTGGCAACGTTCGCATTCCTCAGTGGGTCGTGCGGAAGCGTGTGAATGTATTTCGCGTTTGCGAATTCGGCAAAATCGGTTTCTTTTGACCAATGAATGTCGTATTTTGTACCATTTTTCTCGATTACCTCATGGTGCAAGAGCGTTTTTATCAGCCTTTGCTTTATCGCCCTAGCCATCCTGATATGCGACTTGCAAGGCTTTATCTGCCTGTGATTTCGGTTCCCAAGAAATTTATTCCAGTTGCCATTCACGAGATTCAGAAGCATTTGGGCATCGAAACATTCCCAAACCGATATCTCCTTGTAGCAGTTTGCTTGCCTAAATTCCTTGAAATCTCCACACACATCATCGTATCCGAACTCCTGACCACGATAGTCATACCCAAAGAAGGGCGTGTGCGGCGAATCGCCGACGTTGAATCCATAGTAACGAATGCTCAATGGCTTGCACAGGGATTCAAAGCTCTCGGTTCTGCTCAGCCATACGCCATCGTAGCCACCGAAATATTCGATTGTGTACCTGATTCCATTGCGCATGTCCTTCGCTGAGTCAAGCGTTGTCTGCAAAACGAACTTGCAATCCCAATAGTGGTGCGGACTTCCGTCCGAATCGACTATCAATTCGCCATCAGGCGTTGTGAGCCAATGAGAACCCGCCAGAGCGAATGGAATCTTGTTCTGCTCCCCTACTGCCTTAGCCGCTTCATAGGCCCTCAGAATCGCTCCCATGCCCTCACAGCCCCATTCTAAGATTGTTGAGTCCCTGCACCAGCCAAAGCGTTGCGGTCATTGCCCACGAAAACGCAATCCACCAATCGACGGCACGCTTAGTGTCACGTGCAATCTTCACGCACAGAGCGACAATCACGTACTGGACTATCGCAACGTAGATTGAAGGATTTAAATTTATCCCTACCATTCCAGATTTCCCTTTCTGCTCTCGCCCTGTAGCTTCTCTGGATGCTCTATCGCGCACATCGCTATCCCAACGGCATCGCATGCGTCATGGTCGATATATGCTTGACGGCCATCCTTTGCGACGAATATTCCGCGCTTCCTTCTCGTAGGCTCGTCCAAGTAGCGGACGATTTTGGACTTAAGGCCCATCTTCAAGCATTGCTGGACAGTAGGCCACTTCTCATCCGGGACACCATAGCGATTACGCTTCGTCGCTGGTTTGCTCGTACCACAGAAAGCCTTTTTCCATGCCCTCGTATCGACCGAATAGCACTCCACGCCATGCCTACTGCACACGTCCAAAATCGTAGCCACAAGGCCACCAGTGCGAATCATGTAGTTTGCCGAAATGTGGCCTTGGCTGAACGTTCTGATTCGCTCGAAACAAACCACAATCCTAGGCTCTATGGCCTTGCCGTAATACTGTATCGGCGTGCCGTTCCAAACGTTCTTTATCTGTTCCTCTGTCAGCTTTTCGGGATACTCGTAGTCACGGCAAAGCTTCTGCTCAATCGCACTCAATAGGTTGTCCAACCAGTAATGCAGCATCCTACGATATGAGATTGCCTGAATGTTTGAATCACGATTCCTAGCGCCAGTGGAATAGGATTTGACCACTTTAATTTTCCCATCACACACCACGCAAACGCCAGTGGATGCATATGACTCGTCAATGCCGATAACGACCTGATTGTATGGGCCTTTGCCAATCTTCATGTCTGGATACTGCTGCAATTTAGGGTCACGTAGCCAGCCAATGAGCTTTGATTTGCATTCATCACACAAGAATATGTCATGAAACCCATACGTTTTTGGGTTGGTGGTACCAGCCGCAGGAGTACCGAAATAATACGTGTCGTTCGGCTCAACGTAGCCAAACCCACCAGATACCAAAGTTCCATCCGTTGACATATAAACGTGGTCTAAATATGTCATGTCCACGAATTTACCGCAACGCTCGCACCTTCCAGCGGCGCTCCTTGGAAACTTGGTCAGCTTGCACTTGTTCTTCTCAGTGCACTCAACGCAATCCTGATACAGCACTTGGTCTAGCCTTACCGGACAATACTTAGCCATACCGCAATACCTCCTACAAACGACAAAAGCCCTCCTGTGGCCTTTAGGATAGCAGAACGACTTACTACCCACAACAGCACACAGAAGGGCTTAAATGGCTTCTCATGGCCTTACAGACCTATTCCCAATCCTCTTCTTCTGATTCTTCGAACTCTGCCCACTCATCATCCTCAGATGAATCGGCTTTTGGCTTCTCAGGCGATTTGAACAACGCACCGAAACCGCAATTCGGATTCTTCCACATGTTTATGTCTAGGCCATGGAAGAACCTACGCTGAACCCAAACGTCTGAGAAATATTCAGGAGTGAACCAGACTTTCTCAGGCTCCTTGTAAAAGTTTACTTCGCCTTGCATTAACGCATTGGAACAGGTGACGATTGCAGCAACGCCAATCAAAGAAAGCTGTACGTAGCACATCGACACACAGACAATATCAATGTCGTTGCAATTCACGTAAATATGGTTTCGCCAGTTCAGCCTATGGAATTCCTCGTTGGCTATCTGCAAACCTGCAATCATCGTCGCGCCGCCACCACAAGCGCAATCGTACATCGAATAATAGCCATTCTCCTTTACCAATTGGCGCAAATGCTCATGGTCTTGTGTCATTTTAGCCATGGCATAGCAAAGGTTGTAAGGCGTAAAGAACTGACCTGCATTGTTGTTCGATATGCCAAGCTCCATGTAAATCTGACCTGCAAAGTCCTGATACGGATTCCTGCTGAATTCCTCGACCAATGCAGCGAACATTTCCGTAATCGTCTGCACTTCGTCTTTCTTGTAGCGCTTGATTATTGACAGGTACCTATCTTCCCTATCCTGCCAAACCTTCTGCAATTCCTCGGATTGCGAGAATGCTTCCTTGGTCAACGGATTCATGATTGTTAGCGCGAACAACTCCCAAATGTCAGACCACACAGGGTATTGGTGCCTGTTGTAGCACAGTGACTTGAAACCATCCATGAATCGTTTCTTTGGTGGTATTACCTGCTCTGCCTTTTGCTTTGCCATTTTAATTTATCCTTCTCCTGTTATCCTTACCCGGCCATTGTTTATATCCCAGCAAGCGTCACGCATCACGCACGACTTGCAGCGCTTGCACATGGGCTGCTTTGCATCATCGGGTCGCTTTGGCATCTTGTGAGACTCGAACACACGATGGTAGGCTTCAACGATTCGCTTTGCCCTGTCCTCATACGGCAACACAAGCGAATGGTCGTAGTCGTAAAGCTCGACCTTGAATTCCTGCGTGTTCTTGTCCTCGGAAAGCACGAATCCTTTTTTGATTCCTCGCAGGTGCATGTACCACTGACATTGCTTCCACGCGCTAGGATGCCTGTCCATTTTCGTGAATTGGAAGGTGTTGACTGATTTGATTTCGCCAACCATCAGGCCATCGTAGAACTCAGGAATCTTGCAAATGATATCGGGCGTGTAGCTCATCATATATTCCCGGTGGTACATGGTGTAATCCAAGTCCTCGGCACATGACCACCCGGCACGAATGAAAAGCCTTTGCCACTTCTCGTGTATCGCGTTGCCCTCTTCGAATATTCGCTTCAACCCTGCGCTTATTTGCTCGCCTTGCAACTGCCTGTAAATCAGGGAAAGCACCTGTGAGCGCAAACAGAACTTCTCATCAGACACAAGCATGTTTGAAGCGTGCAATCCAATGCGCTCCTGTGTCTCCGCTCCACGTGTCATTACCATGTGAATGAACTTGGTTTCTTCCTCAATGTCCTTCTCAAGGAAGAAAGCCTGATTCAACAGAGCATCGAACCTATCGTGCTCCTTGTCTTGAAGCTTCACGCGCTTGTTTGAAGCTTCGTTTTTGATTTTGCTTACCAAACCCATTTGTCTTGCCTTTCGATTGGATTAAGGAACCTATACAGCACGTACTGACTAGCATACCCTTTGTACTCGGAATCATGCAAGTACCAGTCAAGGAACAAATCAGATTCCATGTGAGTGTGCTTCTCGATTTTCCTTGAGACGTAATCGGACATTGGAAAAACGTTCTTCCTGCCATATCCGTACAGCATCACACGACTAACGCACCGCTCGTCTGGTAGCCAGTCATACATTCGCAAGTCCATGCGCAATTGCGTATCGTCAAGCTTCGCCTTGTCGCTGCATGGGTCGAAATATCCGTCATAGCACTCACAAACGTACTGATACACCAAATCCATAGTCAGGGCATCCAACGATTGCTGGTCGGTCGGATACTCAACGTCTAGGAACGTCTCGCCAATCAGCCACAATTTATTTGATAGCTGCTCAATCGTTGGAACGGAAAAATATTTCACGGAACCAAGGCCCTTGATTAGCTTCCTGTGCTCTTCTCCGCAATTCTCGCACAGCCAACGCATAAGGCGCTTTGCTTCGCTCCGATACTGCTTGTACTGCAATATCGTTGCCAATATCGCTTCGTGTGGGCTTTGGTTTATCACATGCACGCCACTTGAATATTTAGCGAACTCACGCATATAGCCTTGGCAATCCATGAGCGAACGATTCACATGCTGGTAATCGGTACCAATGTCCAAATACTGATACCAAACATCGAAAAACTCATCTTCGGTGCAATTGAGAATCAACCTATCGCCCTTCTGCGCTGCACCAAGCAACATATCGCCATGTTGGATGGTATATCGCGTGTGGTCTGCGTTCCTGTCATGCCTTTCCCAAAGCAACGTCTGACCACTGTAAAATGTTTGCCTTATGCTCAGATATGGTACGTCAATCACAAACATTTGCTATACACCCTCCAACTAGGCAACTGGACAAAATTAAACGTTCAGGTCGTAATCATCGCGTATGCTTTGCGCCATCTTCGCGTACCAATCAGATTTCTTCAAGTCGGTTTCCTTGTCCTCGCCAAACTTGTTCCCGGCACGATAGCGGTACTTGTGGACACAGCAGATGCAATAGTGCAAAACGCACTCAGCGCCATACAGCGCAAACATTTCGTCAATACATTCCATTGCTCGCGTCTTGTAGTGGTCTGGATTAACCTTGTCGTATTTCTCCTGCATGTCTTGCAAAGCAGAAGCGGGAGTGTTCCTGAGCTTGATTCCCAACGGACTAGTATCCTCAATCTCACCGATACAACCTGCCATCAGTACAACCTTCCTTTCTTGTTCCTCATGGCCCTCAGCATGGCCCTAGTTTGAGCTTTCTTGTCGTTCCCATACACTACCCAAAGGACAAACTCATCGTAAATCTTTTGGAACTCCGCAAAGCCAGTGCGTGCAAAATCGTGCAAGTCCTCGCGTGTGTAATTCCTCGAATCAACGCCCATTTCACTGAGCAATTCGTTCATTACCTCTGCGTACTTCTCAAGAGCGTCAATCAAATATACTTCATCGTTTTGGTTGTTGTCCTTTGGCTTGTCCATTTAATTTAATCTTCCCACTCGTCACTTACGCTTGACGCACGACCACGCTTGCCGAATCGCTCATTACGCTCCTGCATGATTTCGGCCCTGACTTCCTTTAGGTCAGCAAAGGACACAAAGCCACGGTCGAAGAATAGCGGAATCTCGCACTCCCCCATGGGATTTGAAACCTTGGACTTGACCACCTTGCACTTTACGATAATCCCAATCTTCTCCTTGGCTGCGCTGTTCCTTGGGTCTTTGTTCGGTATCTCAATCCAAGCCCTACGCGCAACCTGAATCCTAATTGAGCAAGCATGCTTCAACTTTCGTCCACCGGGAGTGTCGGTTTTCTCACCAAACATCATCGCATTCATCTTGTCGCGCACCTGATTCGTGAAAACAAGCGTCGTGCCAGTTTTCTCAATCACTTCCTCAATCAGCGGCAAATGCTTTGTGATAAGGCGTGCGGTACCACCAATGCGCTGTTCCTCGATAGTGTCACGGTCAGCGGCCTTGTACACCTTCTCTGCGTCCTCTTTCGGAATAAGGCTTGGAACACTGTCAATGCCAATCAAAGGAATGCCAGCACGCGCGAATTGCAGAGTCTTGTTGAAAGCATCCTCGCCAAACTTCGCACGGTAAATCAAAAGCTGCTTGGGACGATTGCCAAATATCTTTGCACGCTCTGCGTCAAACGTACCCTCTATTGGAATGTCCAACGCCAAATCATGCAATGACGCAAGATGATACAAAAGAGAAGTCTTGCCGCTTCCCTCTGGCCCGAACACCTCGATAACACGGCCCTCTGGCATGCCACCGCCGATTATCGCGTCCAAATCCTCTATCGCCGTAGACCAGCGCGGAATCTTTAGGTTGGCGTGCTTGGAGCCAAGGGAATAAATGGTTCCATCGCCCTCCTTCTTGTTAATCTTCGCGCACAAGTCCATGATTTGCCGTTTGTTCGTCTTAGCGGCCATTCGGATACCTCCTAGCGTAATACGCACGCATGCGCTCCCGGTGCGCTTCGCAGGAAGCCTTGTAGCGCTTGCACTCACGCACATAGTCAACGACCAACGAAACCACGGCCCACACGCAAAACGCGACAAGCGACAGGTCGATAATCGGACACACGACTTGGGCAACCATTGCCATACCATCCACCAAGGCCACGTAATCCATTCTAAGGCACCTTTCTCTATCAAATCGAATACTTACCCACCTAGGCACTTACAAGCCCTCAGAAGGGCTTAGAATCGCTCTGAGCAATCAGGGAAGCAACGCAAACACGATTGCGAACGGAAGCACTGCATATGCGATGAAGAACACAAGCAAGAAAACGAGAAGCAACTTCTCACCAAGGCTACTTTTCATCGTTGCCACTCTCCAACTCATCGATACGAGCGCACACGACTACGGAACATGCCGTGAATCCGAATATGGCACCAATCACGAACACGACGATATAGGACACGATATGGTTAAGCGGCATTTTCTTTACGTCCTTTCAAGACAGAAAAGGGAACCACACCCGAAAGCACGGTTCCCAAAATTAAATTTAGTTGTTGTTTTCCTCGACTACCTCAAGCGGGCAGTTCTTCGCGCAACCGCGCTCATATGCGACCTTCCAGCGATTGCCGCCCTTGGTCATGTCTGCAACGATTCCGTCACAGTAATCAACGAACTTGCACACGCTGCAAGACTTGGGCAAGCTTTCAATCTCGCGCTCGACAACCAAGGTCACTTTGGCTTTCATGTCTGAACCTCCTATTAGGAAAACTACACGGCACAAACGATACTAGCACTCCACGCACGGATTGCAAGCACCAATTTCGTCAGTGCATCGTGCTTGCTAGAAGCGTGCTGTTGTACTTGGTCACGCGCTGGATGTACCGCTTCTTGTTGAACTCAAGCACTCCGTTCTCTTGCAGTACCGAAAGCACGCGCTTGTTTACCTTCTTTCCCTTGCCCATGCAACGGTCAATGAAGTTGTCAAGGCTCGTGAATATTCCACCGCGCTTGCGCTCTGCCACGATTTCCTGAGCGGCCTTTTCACCGACGTTCTTGATTTCCTGCAAACCCTGCTGAATCGTCTTTTCGCCATCGACCATCCGAATCCTAGCGCCCTCGGTCGAATAGTTCACGTGCGGCAGGAAAACCACCGCGCCATCAGCTACGGCACATTCCGCGAATTGGCGATACTGCGACATGTCACGCGCATATTTGAGCTTTGCAAACCAATAGTCGGTTGGGTAATAGATTTTGTAAAACATTTCCTCGACGGCAATCAAAGAATAACCTGTGGCATGCCCTTGATTGAACGTATACGAGAAAAGGTTTTCGTACAGCGCATTGGCTTCGCGTTCCTCCATGCCGTTCTCAATAGCATGTGAGATAAACTTTTCCCCAAGCTCTGCCTTGCGCTTCCTGCGCTTCTCGACTTCCTGACCACCAGCCTGAGCGTCGGTGTGCTTCATGAGCTTCATTATCTCGTCTGCTTCCGACCACTCCATACCGCCAAGGTTTACGCAAATCTGCATCACCTGCTCTTGGTAGACGATTGTTCCGTAGGTGTTGGATGTGTACTGCCAATATGCGCTTTGCTCCGCTTCTGATGTGTCGCGCTTGTTCGCCGCATACATGTCTGGCATACCCTGCTGCAACGGGCCGGGTCTGTTCATGGCGTTAGCCGCGCACAAATCGTCAAAGCAATCACAGTCAATCGCTTCGAGGATTCCGCGAACCGTGTTCTTTTCGAACTGGAATACGCCGTCACAGTTGCCCTCACGGAAAGCCTTGAATATTCTCTTGTCCTTAACGACCTCACGATAGTCAACTGTAACGCCTGTGGACTCGCGCAAGTCCATAATCGATTCCATGGTCTTAAGTCCCAAGATATCGAACTTCACAAGGTTAATAGAGTCAAGGTCTGTCAGGTCATAGGCGGTCAGAACGCCGCCGTCCTTCTCGATGCTCAGAGCCGTGTAATCGAGAATATCACCGTCTGTCACGGCCACGCCAGCTGCATGCTTGCCGATGAAACGCACCTTTCGATAGAGCTTTGCGAAGTGTACAAGGATATCATTGTATTTCCGATTCCACTCCCTAGCCTGTGGTGCCGTCTCTATGAGGGAATAATTTATCGTCTCATCGTCGTTAATGCACGTGTTGGCAAAGGATTTTATTGCGGAAAGCTCCTTGCGGTCAACGACGAACTTCTCATTTCCCTTCTCGTCAACCTCGTAATTGCCAACAAAACAAGCTTTGGCTAAGTCGTTCATGAGATTATCGACCTTGTACAGGCCATACGAGCAAATCCTAGCGGCCTTGCCCTTGTACTTGTCGCAAATGTATTGGATAACGTCATATCGACGTGTCGGGACGAAATCAAGGTCAATGTCGGGGAAAGTGCTCTTGTCCATGCGAAGGAAGCGCCGAAAATCCAAACCGAAGTAAAGCGAATCTACCTCAGTGATATACAAGGCATACGCAACTAGGCAATTGCAGACGGAACCACGACCGGGGCCTACGCCTATTCCGTGCTCCTTCGCCCAAACCGTGTAATCAGCGACCATTAGAAAATAGTCCTCGAACCCATGGTGCTTGATTACCTTCAACTCTTCCTTGCAGCGTGCGATGTACTCGGGCTTGTACACGCCACGATTGCGCAAACCATGGCGAACGTTGTCTATTAGCACCTGCATGCTCGACTTATCGCCATCGTGAAGCTTCGGCAACAGCAAGGGCAAATCGTCAAGGTAATATGGCTCGCATTGGGATTCTATCTTGTCAAGATTCCTGTAGCAGCGATTCGCAAAAGCCATCGCCTGTCCTTTGGTCTTGAAGCTATGACCATGCATGCGCATGAACCTACGTTTTAGCTCGTCGGGCTTAGGCATGTAACGTTCCTTGTAAGTACCCTCGATATCATCGAAATTGTGATTCGCAACCGCATGCATCATCATATACGTTGCGAAGTCCTCCTTGCGTCCCCTGTGGGAATCGGAAGTTAGGATGCACTCGACACCAACCCTCTTAGCCAAGCGCCACGATAATTTATTTACCTTCTCCTGCACGCCACGGTCAGTGATTGAGTATGGCTGTATCTCCACGTACAAATCAGAACCGAATATTTCCTTAAGCCTACGCAAGAAACGTTCCGCTTGCTTGTCAGCACCTTTTAGAAGCGCTTGGGAAAGATACCCGGCAACACAGGCGGTCGTGCAAATGCATCCCTCATGATACTTCTCAAGCGTCTTGAAGCTCCAAATCGGATTGTAATACTTGTGATGCTCGCCATCGAACTGCATGCGATTTATGTTGCCATAACCAACCAAATTCTTTGCAATCATGCACATGTGGTAGCCGCGCTGCTTGTCCTTCCACACTGGCAGGAAATATCCCTCGACACCAAGGATAGGCTTTATCCCCACCTGCTTGCATGCGTTGTACGTCTGAATCAAGCCATTGGTGTTGCCATGGTTGGTCGTACACAAAGACTCATAGCCAAGCTCCTTGGCAAGCTGCGCAAGCTCCAAGGCGTTGCCGAATCCGTCAAAGGTCGAAAACTCGTCATGCCTGTGCAAATCGAACATTGGGCTACCTTCCTTTTAAATTTAAATCCTCAAATTGTAAATTGTGTGGTCGAACTCGAAAACGCTTGTTGTGCGCTTCTCTCCCGGCCACACATCATACAGCAAGTCGAACAGAGCAACCTTGGTCTTGTACTCCACCACCGCATCACCAGAAGCGTTAGGAAGCGATTTAAGAGCATCTTTACCATTGCAACGAACAAGTACCGCTCCCATGTCAGACAGACGCTTAAATAGGCTCTCAGCGCGTCTAATGGCTACCATGGCATTCCAGCCACGCTCCACAAGGCCACTCGCCACGACCTCAAAACAGAAGTTAGAAACCACAACGTCTTTAACGTTGTTCTGCTCGAAATAATAAACAAGCGCGTCCCTGCTGTAGTACCAAGCATCCTCATTAAGTTTGCCTTGATTGTATATGTCCACAAACTCTGGTGAGTAGTTGTAAAAGGGCCACTTGGTCTTGCTCAAAACTTTACGCACGAACGAATCGTTATAAGAGTCGCGCATTCCCTCGACAACAAGAATCATTGCCGTACCTTCTTGACCTCATCGGCTATTCGCTCGGAATAAATTTGGGCTTTGCTATCTATCGCTTCGAGCAAGTCATTTGCATCCATGCCAGACCATATCGCAACATTAAAAAGGCAAATGAAGCAATCTGCGATTTCCTCTGCCTTGTTCTGCATGTCCACATGGTCTTTGCGAATGGACTTCCAACGCTTGTCGGCTTGCAGGATTTCCGAAACCTCAGAAGTAAGATGCAAGACATTGTAAGCGGCCACCTGCGGAACGTCCCAAGGCAAGCACGACTCCCGCTCATCGCATGACGCGCAATCGACCTCACCGCAATACTTAACGTACTTCGGCGGTACCCTCGTCATTATGCACTCGTCGTACAGGCCACCAGAAAGCATGTGCTTTTGGTTTGCAAGCATCAGGTCATAGAGCTTGTTCCAAACACCATAGAAATTATCAGTTATCTCAGCCATCAGACTAACTCCCTCAATGGATTCTCAATATAACCGAATTCCAAGCCCAAATCGTAATAGACTTGGTAAAGGCAATCATGCATGTGTCTTGGCAACTCTTCGCACCCACCAGAATAAATTTTGTCAAGCTTGCGAATCAACGCGCATTCGGCTTGCAGTGCCGTCTTTTCCCTGAACCTGAACAGCCTGAACGTTTGTCGCTTCTGCCTGTTCCCGGAATATTCGAACGTGAGGAACGAATCGCCAACCTTGTATTTGCACGTCACCTTTGGCAGCAAATATCCCTTGTCAACAAATTCCCAGACAAGAACGCATCTGCTGTGGTCATTTATGTACATCATGCACCGCCGATAAACACGAATTGGGGCAATGCCACGACGAATAAATGCCATGACACCACCCCAATTAAATTTAAACGCTAACGCTTGCTGCGATGCTTGGTGCGCCTATAGTTGGCGCTGCGCTTGCGATGCCGAAACGCTTGGCTGCGTGCGAAGTCCATTGGCGAACGGCCACCGTTGCCGCCCTTGCCAAGAAAGTAGAACAAATCGAAAAGGCTCTGCATGTTATCGGGCTGCATTTTACTCTTCCTCCCAATCGTCCTCATCTTCATCCTCGTCCCAATCGCCGTCCTCGTCGCTCCAATCGTCCTGCGCTGCGTCCCACTCTTCGAGCAGGTTGACGTAATAGCGCTTGGGCTTGCGCGGCGCTGCGTCAATCTCGCGCTCCTTGCAGAGATTGTAAAGCTCCCTAGGTGCCATGGAGTCATAGTCGTACTCTTCGCCGTCAGAATCGTCCTCCCACGATTCCTCCTGCTTCTTGGGCTTCGTAGGCTGCTGCTTCTTTGGCGCACGCTTGGGCTTGCTCTCGGCTTCGTCCTCGTCCGAATCGTCATACTCCAAGTCGGTAGCTGGATACGCCTTGTCAAGCATCTTGAGAATTTGGCGCTCCGTGTATGGCTTGGCCTTGGGATTACGGAACTTGTTCTTGTCCTGCGGAATAACGTTGTAGGCGGTAGTAGTACCCTTGCCAGTCTTGCCGATAACGTAATCACGGTCAGTGATAGTGCCATAGTTCTCGTAAAAGGCCATGAGCTGAGGGATGGGGCTACAATTGTTCACAGCGAACATGAACAGCTTGGTTTCCTTCGCGTCATAGTCCCAGACAGTCCACACGTACATGCTGCGCGTGCGCAAGTCCTCATCGTCGCAATAGGGGCAATCCCTGTGGTACTGCTCTTGGCACGGAACGTTGATGCCCTTGGCATAAGAGTCATGGAAGGTTACCTCAAGGCCATCGTCCATGTCGGTCAGGAAGCGAACGCGCACCTTGGAATCAGGACGAACGTAAATCAGCTTGCCGCGATTGCCGCCACTCTTGGCAATGTCCTGCTTCATCTTGTCAATCAAACCCATTTTTATTTTCCTTTCACTCTGCGTGATTCGTCTATTTTGAATTCACGCAACGTCCTTGCATTCATGCGTTGGAACGTATCACTTGTAAAATCGCCGGGGTCTTTTATTCCCTTGAGATACCTAAATCGTGTCACCACGAAATGCTTACGTAGCCACTCTGTTCCCTTTCTCCCGCAATCGTCGTTGTCCAAGGCGCTTATCACATGCGTTATGCCCTGTGCTTGCAAACGCTGTATCTGCTGCTGTGAAGCTTTCCAACCAAGTATAGCAACCGCATTGGAAACACCCAATTGCACAAGCTTCAACCTATCCATGTACCCTTCGACAACATAAACCGTCTTGCAATTCCTGTACTCGCCGACTACCGTTGTTGCCCTTCTAAATCCTTCGTTGTACAAATATTTTCTTTTCTCAGCAACCTCCGGTATTCGCGTCCTGCTAACCCACCCACGAAACTTACCATTGTCAATCATCGGAAAAAGCAACTCGTAATTTTGCTGGTACGTATATTTACAGCCACATGCATTCAGAGTGTCGCTTGTAAATCCTCGCTCAAGCATGTAATCACGACACTCAAGCATGTAGTCTGGCAAATCATCGCTTCCCCAATCGACCTTGCTAAGTCCATGGTAAAAATCGTAGGCTTCTGCGTAGAGCTGCGCGTTGTGCCGCTTTCTCTCGGCATTGGACACAGCAGTAATCTTAATGTCACTATACTCGGTGCTCTTCAAAATCCTCTGATAACGCCTGTAGGCTTGCAAGTCGTTCAAACCATGGTACTGCTTCTCCATCAGCTTGACAAAACTCTGTGCGTCACCTGACTTTTGGCAACCGAAACAAAACCACCTACCATCGGACAAATCTACCAACATGCTCGGATTCTGGTCTGCGTGGAACGGACAGACGATTTTGTATTGCAAGCTGTAAGTGTCGGTAATCAGACGATAGTGCATCAACACCCTAGCAAGCTTTTCGCCCTCATTCATCATCACTTGCCTTGTATGTGTACTTGAAGTATGGCTTTGCCTTGTCCAACCGATAGCATCCTTCAATGTCGGACTTCGTTATCTCTCCGATTTCCGAAAGCCTGTCAATCTCTGACTCATCGACCGAAACCGTAATGTTCAGATACGACTTAAATTTATTCGGGTCTACTCCGCAAGATTTCAAATACTGCACCAAACCCGGCATGTCGATTATCTGGTACTCACGACTCGTAACCTTGTTGAATAGCTTCCTGCCAAGCTTTTTCTTCAATTTGGCAACGTCCCAGATTACCTTGACGTTCTGCACGCGAACGACGGTGACAGTGCCACCAAGCAACGATTCGTCCTCTGGATTCTGATACACCATCTTTTTCGTGCCGCACGCCTGAAAGTATTCCTCAAAGCACTCGTTCACACGCTTCTTGTGCTTCTCGAAAACCTCCTTGGCCTTTTGGAACTCCTGAATCTTGCGGTAGAACTCAAACGCAAGGACTCCCGCACTGTGGTCGTTAGTTATTCTCGTCCTGCGCTTGCTCGACTTCTTTGGTGCCATCGGCTATCCCCTTCAACAAATTGTAAACTCCGCGCGGCCATCTATTGTTCAGCTTAACCCACACAACATCAGAGTAGTCAATCACGAACTCCTTGCCATAGGTCGTTTGCACCTTCAACCTCTGATGCTTCCTGTTGCGCTTCACTATCTTAGCGCTCTTGACCTTCTCAGCGATTCTAAAGGCCACTACGGTACCGATAGGGCATGTATCGATATACTTACCTCGATTGTCCGTATCATGGCCTGAGATTGGCTTAGAATCGCTCTGAGCCATATCCTGCATAACCACACGTCCTCTCTAATTGAAAACTAAAGGGATGCCAGAACCCATGAAGGGAACCAGCATCCCACATTGCCTGTTTTGCTAGATTGCGTAGCCAAAAACGTAATCAGCGCTTCCAACCCAAGGAATGTCAAAGCTACCGCACCAGTGCTGCTTGAGCATGAAGAAACGATTGTTGAACTTAACCCAGATGTGACCAGCCGTGTCCTCCCAAGCCCTGCGCTCGATTGCCTTTGCCATAGGCTTTTCGGAATCGTGGAAAGCCACCTTGCTCGACGTTGCGATAATCTCAATCTCGCCGAACTTGTTGGTCTTGATGCTCTTCCTTGCTGCCATCTGTCTGCCCTCCTAGGCTACTCAGGGAAAGCGGCCCATCCGCTGCCCACAAACAATACTACACGAAACCGTTCCGATTGCAAGCGACAATTCCAAGAAAATAAAAGGGCTTCCGAAGAAGCCCTAATTTAAATTTATTCACGCACTAGCAATTGGAATAAACCAAATCGTCAATCACTGCGGTAACGCCGCTCATGGTGTTGTGGAACTGGTTGAAAAGCTCAACATCACCCATTTCCATTGCTTCGCTGGTCAACTTTCCGAAATAGCGAACGACGCTGTTGCGAATCGCTTGAAGCTCTTCGTTGTCCTTGTCCATCAAATGCAAGCAATGGCGAACCTCCACGACCTGCGCCTTTTTGATGAACAAATCGCCGATTTCCAAGGTCATGAGATAACCAAGCTGAGAAGCGCTGAGCTTTGCGAACTTGATGCCGTCGTTGACAGTGTACTCCATGGTGTTGCCCTCCTAGGCCACTTGTGGAACCGGATTGTTCCCGCTGAGAAAAATATAAGCGATGCCAGAAATATTTGCAAGCCCTAATTTTCGGTATTTGCGGAATTATCCTTCGCCCTCTGGTATTCCTCAATCACGGTATCAAGTTCCTTCTCTGGAAGCTTGTCTAGCTTAGCCTTGTAGGAGTCAATGAATCCGTTCTTCTCGACAATCGCCAAATATTGCTCGTACATGTTGTGCCAGCTCTGATGTTCCTCCGGTGTGAACCAACCACGCTCCAAATATTTCTCCGCATAATGAATTAGTTGCGTGCGCATGGTGCTGCTCTGCGCATTTTGCAAGTTGTCAACGCGATTAGACAACCCTTGAAATCCCTCGCGTATCTCGCTAATCATGGCTTCTTGGTGCTCGTCTGACTTTGCTGCCGCTTCCTTGCGCCTTTTCGCCGCTCCACGCGCCCACCAGACGAAAAGCGCAACGAGAAGCAAAATGCCATACAAGGCCAACTTAAACTCTTCCTTCGGCCCTGCAACATACGGTATCGCAATAACCAGCAGACCAGTCAGAACCCAATAAACGAAATCCGTATATTTCTTATCTACCTCATCGTTACGCTTTTCGTCCATGGAGCCACCTACTTACTCAACAGAAGCTTTTGAAGCAGTGCCATCAGAATTGATTACATAGCCATTCGCGTGCAAAATCTCGACTACCTCAGTACGCCACCTTTCAGGCACTTGGGTAATCTTGTAACCATCGCCGCGAACCATCTTGCGATAATAGACCATTGCCATCTAAACCACGCCCTTCCTAGCTCAGAATCAAATCTGCCAGCTCGACAAGCCCATCTTGCGTCTCCTGCACCTGAGCGTTGAGCAGGTTAATGTATTCGTCCTTGTCGTACTCAGTCTGCTTGAAACGGAATTGGCGCTTGGTTTCGCCATCGTCGGTCTTTACCTCTACCTCTTCAATGTCGGTGTTGGTAAAAACCTTAAGCTCCGTAATCTGCACGCCGTCTGGCCTTTCGTCGGACTCGACAAGTCCCCATTCCTTCATCTTGTGTCTCCCATCCAAATAACGTCACGATAAAACTGACAAGCATTTTCCTCGAAGGTATAGATGTGATTGAGATTGAACCTAAAGCAATCCGCTTTCTCTGACCAACCAAGATGTGAATTAAGGCTACAAAAGTCGGAATAGCTCATTAGGTTGCCGTCGCGCACCTTCGTACCTATGCGCTTGCAACTTGCCTTTATTTGCTTCGTAGCTTTCTTTCGCAGAAGCGTGTAGCCGTCAAACACACGATACCCTAAGTAATCGACACCACGAACATAACTTGGGAACACCTGCCAATTGCCCTTCAACCTCAAATGCAAAACGTCCCAAAGAAACTTTTCTATCTCAACCCTAAGAACGTGCAAGAAATCCTTATCACCATGCAGCACAACGCAATCATCCATGTACCGATAGTAATATTTGATTCCCATTACTTCCTTAATCCAATGGTCAAACACACTCAAGTAGAAATTACCGCTCCATTGGCTGAAATAGTTCCCAATCGGCACGCCGCACTCGTAAATAACGTCAAGGCCAGCAAGAACCATTTCCCACTCGTCCTCTTCGTCAAACGTGTTTATGCTGCCTATGATTTCGAGCATCAACCACAAAAGCTCTTCATCCTTGAACATCCTGCAATACTGAGCAAACAGAATCGAATGCACGATGTTCTGGTAATAGTGCCTAATGTCGAACTTAAGGCAATATCTGCAATCGTCGTGATTCCAATACATCGCATCCTGTATCCGCTTCAAACCGTCATGGATTCCACGACCGGGAATGGCGCTGTACGTATCACGAATCAAATGCCTTTCTATGTACGGACTGACCACTTGCATTAAGGCCCACTGCACGATTCTGTCAGGATAATAAGGAAGCTTGTAAATCTTTCGCTCCTTATCACCCTCCTGCTTCAAGAACATTTCGTAATTCGAAGTAGAATATTCGTGGTTAATAAGCATTCGCTGAATGTTCCTCAACCCACCATCCAAATCCTTCTCTAGCTGCTTTACCTCCGTATACCACCCCTTTCCCTTCTTTGCGTGCTTATGCGCAAGCTCTAGGTTCCTCATGTCGAACACACTGCCGTAAAGATTACCAATTCTCTTAACCACCTAGAGCACTTCCTTTTGTATGGATTTCACCAGAGCTTTCGACTTGCTAAGATATGCATTAGCTATCAGCAAGCTACTAACACCGTATGGGATTACCGAAAACCAGTCACAATCCATTGTATTGCACCATTCCTCTCTAGTCGTGCACATCTGCCTGCGCTGTGAGGGCTGTTGCATCGTTACACCCAATCACCCTGCAACATTTCTTTATTTTGCCAAGTGGCAAGGCTCCCGTTCCAAACTAAAGCTGGAATGTCAAGGTCGGCCAGCGACTTACAAACCAAACCAATCCATATACAAGCCGAGCTGAGATATTACGATTACGATTACTGACGCTATTATTCAGATTCCAATACAACCTAGCATTCATGCCATTATTCCAATTCGTGCCAAGTTGAGCGAATAAAACTTTTTGTTTTGCTCTCATCAACTCAAGAACGGACAACCTGATTAAACGTAATTAAATCAAAACGCTCGTGCGGATACCTTAATCCGCGAACACAAGCCGAGCCGAGAAAGCACGAAAACGAATACCGACGCCAGAATTCAGATACCAACCCAACCCAGCAAGCACGCCATAAGTCCAACTCGCGCCAAGAAGAGCGATACGATAGCCATTAAGATTGACGGTCAAATACAGATAATCGCCAATCGGCAAATTGGAATCTGCACCGCTACCAACCTCATTCGGCATCAGCATCCAATCGTATTCCTCGTCACCATAGGCAAACGCATTGATGTAACCGCCAACATTTGCAACGGTGAACCCAACGCCCTTGTAGTTTTCGCTGTTCTGACTCTCTGCGAAATGCGCCGGGTCGCTGCACACGTAAGGCTCGCCGCCGTCCATAGTGCCGTTGCCCCAGATGTTCATGCCATAGACGAACTTCCAGATGTTGCCGTACTCGTTCTCGCAACCGCGATAAGAGAAAGCACGCCTACCATTGGCGGTCTGAGCGTTGCCTTGGTAGTCCTTGGTGCTCGTGGCTTGCATGCTCGCGTTGCCAGTCGTGGAACCAGTGTAGGCTGCGCAATTGTAGGCGCTGTTGTCAGACTGCGAAGTTACACCAAGACCAAACACATTTTGCAGGTTGCCAGCACCCTCGACAAACATAAGCAAAAATTCGGCCATTGCGATTTGAGTATACATGCCATGCCAGTTCGTACCCCTATGCTGTGCAAGAAGCTCGACATTCGGCCTTGTAAGGTTCTGAGACAGACCAGAAATCGGCCTAACGTCTGCAATCGAACTGAGCTTGTCGTTGTTGAAATCCGCCACCTGAGCATCATCATGGATGTACGCACTGGCAGAAACATCATACAGGCAAGCTTCGAAAGCACCGATGTAATATGCGTCACGCTCAGTGCCATCGGGACGGACGAAAGCGGGATGCACCTTGAATCCGACATGTGGAGTAGCGGAAATGAAATAGTTTGCCTTGCGAATCTTGTAGCCCTTGGAACCACTGGAAGTCGTGTTCTTCTCAAGCTTTAGCGGAACGACCTTGTAATAGAACTTAGGCTGCTCAACCATTACCTGACCAATAGAACCATCCTCGACATACCCTGAGTCACCATAATATTTGACCACGTTGCCAGAATCATCCAAGATGCAACGCCTACGACCACCAAAGGGAAGGAACTGGTCAAAATCAGAACCAGCGGACTTACCAACAGCATTAGCCAATCGCGTCCAAACCTTGTTCTGGAAGTCGATGCAGACTCCCACAACATCATCAGTGTCGAACCCGGTAAGCTGCTTCAAGTCACGAATAGCAGCGGCCACAGGCGCATTCTGTACAAGGTGCGTGCTCGTATCGTCCAATACGGTATCAATCGTAGGGAAGGTTGCCGTCTTGGTGTTTATCTTCGTCACATGGCCCTCAGAGTCACGTGTAACCGAATCAACCATTGTAATCTGCGAACCGCTGCCAATCGTTGCCGTACTCGACGTGTCTGCCAAAGTAGCAACATCGTAATGCTCAGAACTAATCTCGTTGTTGTCGTTAATCGTGATGTTGGAACCAGCCGTAAGCTCGTCCTGCTTACCCTCTAATGCAGTGAACACGCCACCAGACTGAACGGGATTCGTACTGCCAGAAGTCGGCACATCATCAACGGTAATTTTGTCTTGTTTGTCTTGCGCAATACGCTTGGCTTCTGTTGCCAAATCGTTATTCGTTTTCATCTGACCATCGATAATATCGAAGTTTCCGTTAAGCACGGAAATTTGCGCCAAATCATCGCCACTTGGCTTGGTCAAATTGTAATTCTCGGTTTGCGTTGCCATTTAAATTTTCCTTTCCTAGCCAGTAATCGAATAGCTAATCTTCATGGTCTGAGCTGCCGTCTTTGTAACAGGAGTAATATTATTCACCGTCATTAGGACATTAGGACGAATTCCAATCAAATGCCCATTCTCAGTGGCGAATGCATTGCTACCACGAATCGGAACCACTGCATAATTTTGCCAGTCATAATGCAATAGCTCTTCATAAGCGTAAAGCTCATTGGTGTACGTATTCAGCACACGAACGGCATTACCACCAAAGCTAAGCCAAATCCTACCATCATGGGCATCAATGACACTTGCGTATCGTGGTGCAAAATTCGTAACGTTCGTCTGAATCTGAACTACGTTCGTCGGATGTGAAAGGTCAATCTTATAGATGTTGTAATTCTTAGCCGTATACCACCAGTCTGCATTGTAAATCGGCCCAAACACATACATGTAGCCGTCATAGCAGAAGAATTGCAATTCCCTGACCTGATTGCCAGCACGCAATGCAGTTGCAAGCGGAAGCCTTACATTGGTGTTGTTAGGAATCGTATATGTATCGACCTGATAATTCTCAACACTCTCAACGATTGTCGGGTCAACATGAATCGCATAGACCTTGATATCCGATGCAACCTCTACGCCATTCCTTACACAAGCATCCCAATCGGAACCAGTATAGTTACGAACATCAAATGGTGCTGCTACGACATACAAGATACGATTCTCGTAATCGTAATTCATGAACTGGAATCCGATATGGTCATACAACGCATCAAGCTCAATCGTCGGCGAATCATCGTGCGGCCAACTCTCATCACCATTGCCATACCAAACATTTATTTCGTTTGTCGCAATAGTATATCGCCTGAACGTAATGTAAATCTTACCAGTGCTAAGTGTCAAATTCGCAACCAGCACCCGATTATTTATAGCATCAAGCTCAAGAATCTTAGTCCAACCACCATGGCTCATGTTCTCGGCACGTGTCGGTCGATAATCCGAACCTAAATCCCAACTCTCCGAATAGTATGAAATCCCATTAGCTGCATAGCCAAAAAGCGGCAACCAAAAGCCGGGATTACTGCTTCCATCATTCGAACCACCGACAGCACCACCACGCGAATAATAGTTTGGCTGAAAACATTCATCAACAGGAAGCCCATAAACGTTAACCTGAGTGCGTGAACGACCTTGATTCATGTAACCGCCAAGGTAAGGCGTAAGACAAATGCTCGCAATCCTGCCATTGCCCTGAGAAGTGGCAAAGTCATACACGAACTTAATATTGTGATTCGCCCAATCAAACTCAGACTCAATCGAATTGAATGAACCACGAATATTATTTGCGCCAATATTCGCTTGTCCATCAACACCAGATGCAATGATAGAAGAATCGTAAGACGGGAAAGGATGGTCTTTGTCTTGGTTCTTGTCAAATGCAAGCAAACCACCGAACCACTGCCTAAGCGTAAAGCTCTCACGCCTATAGCCATCACGTGTCCAATAACCGCCGCCAGCTTTTTGCACAAGCGAATCGCCATGCCCAAACCTACCTATGCCCTGAAATATCTCAGCCAACGCGCCAGTAAGCTCATTATCGTCCTCTACGCATTCCTCAAGCTTGCCAGACTCGGCATTGAAAAGCTCAAGCTTCGTATGTCCATGCAGCTCCAAAGCCATCAGAATCACTCCCCTTCATCCTCAGAAGCCACCTTTACAATCTCAATCGTATCAATGATTTCGGGGTCACCCTCAGTCCATTTAAATTTAATTCCGTTGACCTCGAAAGCGTTCCAACTATCGGCGGGAACACTGCTCATCACATCAGCAGCACCGTAAGTTGTCGCACCGCTCGCAAGCTGCACGAAATGCTCGCCGTCCCATGTAAACCAAGAAACGCCGCCATCGTTGGACACGGCAAACGTGCTACCTTGCGTGGTGTTGAACGTGATGCTAACGATATCGGTATCGAAGTAGATAACATCGGACTCGAAATTGCTGTTAACGCAATACACGATTACATGCGTGCCGTCCTCGCTCTCGGCCTTTTCGGAAACGTTAATGCCAGCGTCATTCACGACATTGAGAATCGTCATTACCGGGATTGAAACGTTAACCAGCGAATCGCTAAGGCCATGAGGAATCGGAATGTACGTCTCAAGCAACGCAACGTCATTAACAGGAATGACAGTCGGCTTAATTATCGGGATTACCTCGGTCGAATCCGAAACCTTAATCGTACCATCCCAAACGTCAGTAGCGGCAAGGCCACGACCAAACAGCACCGACTTCACCTTTGCAACGTCAATGTTTATCAATCCGGTGCTCGTGTCAATCGGCTCGTCGGTGTACCTAATCTCTGATGGACTAATCTTTAGCCCGCCCTTTAGAACATCGTCCCACGTCGAATACCCGATGCCAGAATCCTCGGAATAGATATCATCCCAAGTGTAGATTCCAACCGCATTCCAAGTCAAAACAGAAATAGCGGCCCATGTGCCAGCCTGACGCGACATGTAGAAAACAACCGCATCGACGTAATTCTTTAGCGTTCCGATACCAGCCTTGTTACGCCTTACGTCCGACTCGAAATATTCCCAATGCAGCAATATCTTAAGCTCGTGCCTTAGCCCAGCCGTCAAATCGTAGAACCAACTGAACATCACGTTTGCCATGCCACGCGAACAATAAATCGTGTACGTGTCAACCAAATCATCATCCACGTACAAATCAGCGACAACGTTGCCATCCCTCGTTATCTCGCAATTTGCGTCATAGATGAACACAACACGCGACGTGTCAACCGTTGCAAAGTCTATTCGCGTAACCATTTCAGGTTCGGTACCGATGCTGTACGCTTCCGAATTCTCGAACCCATAAACATAAAACGTGCTGTTGTCGTTCTGAACCGCTTCCATAAGGCCAGCAATATTTTTGTCAACCTTGGATTGCACGCTTGCTAGGCTTGGGTCTTGGCCCACACACTCGAATGCATACGTGCCGCCGAACTTCCAATCGTACTTGAGGACACAGGTTATCTCAGTATCCTCGTTTCCGACAATACCACCAGCAAGCGACACGCAATCCATCAAGTCGTATATCGGCGCTTGCATGAGACTGAACTTGCATGGCGAATATCTGCCCACAGCCAAGCTCTCAAGAATCGCCCTACGCTGCCTTGTCTTTGTATCGTCCAAGCCATATTGCAAAAGCGGATTCTGACCAAGGTTGTACGTCAAGCCATTGTCGGGAAGCACCGCATAGTAGCTCGTCGTTTTCTCTTCGATATTTACGACCGACATGCCAGTGTAATACGTCTCGAAGTCCGAAATGCTACCGCTGCGCAAACGCCTGTAATTGTCCAACGTATCGACAGGATTCATGTCATAGACACGCAAATATAATTTTCCCTCGCGGTCAACGAATGCGTTCGTTGCCGTTGTCTGAGCAATCCAACTCAAGAAGTCACGGAACGTCTTTATATCGTTTACCTCTTCGAAAAGGTCTAAGTTCTCCTTTCCGTTCGGCAAATCCTCAATCTCTGCCTTTGTCATGCCAAGCTCGACGTTGCACCTATTGCACGCATAGACCAGAAAATCGTAAATGAATCCGTTCGTGCTCGTTATGCTAAACGTCTTGTCAAACTTAGCCATGTTGTCGTATGCAGTGACGGCAATGCCCGATTCCGTCCACTCTGCCTTGTCAATCGTGTACACGCCCAAAGGAACGTACTCGAACTCTCCTAGCTCTGGAATCCACACCCCATGCCTAGGCACCACAACCAAATCCTTGTATGCCTTGCGCTGGATTGAAAGGCCAGTGAACGTGCAATCTAACTCACCAATGTACACCTGCCCTATCTCGACGCTAGAGCTACCGCAACATTGGTTAGAAATGGAAAAACTGCCCTTGAGAACGTTTTCCATCCCAAAGGCAGTATTTCCGATTGAACCTCTCAAATCCTCACGAAAGGACACTGAGGAAATGGCTTGCATGTAGGCATCCGATACCTCATACATAACTCAAATCCTCCAATTTAAATTTTACGGCCCATATGCCGCCATCCTCCGTATCGGCTTTCAAATCCTCGCCATACCCGGTCACATACATCAACTCGGTCGAAAGCATGTCACCATCTGAGTCAGGCGTTGCAAGTGGGTCGAAATACCTAACCGTGACAGATGATTCGTTCTTGAACCCGCGCAACATCTGCAACATTTCCAAGTCGCACCACAAGTCAACGCTAATCGAAGGTATGCCATTTCTATACACCGTGCGCCTGAACGTACCAGCTTCGGTTTCCTTTACCTGCTCTGAATCGTCCAAGTCAATGCTGTATCCGCGCTTAGGCTCGACGGGAAGCGTAGTTCCGTTTATCTGCAAATAAATTCTCTCAGACATTTAATTTTACCTCCCGCCGTTCCTATAGTTGTTGCGCTCATTGGCACGCACGACGATTGTATCCAACCTGTCCTGACCGATGTAAACCGGAATGATTATGTCACCGCCAGCAGCACCAGCCGCAACAGGCCCGCCGCCCTTAACGGATGAAATCGCATCCTGAATCATCTGCATCAGGGTATCTGCACCAGCTATTACCTCTCGCCCTGCTTCGCCGCCACCCAACAGACCACCGCTCTTGGACATGCCGAAAATCGTAGGCCCATCGAGAATCATGGCGTTCTGCATTGCCTTTCTGTACCACGAAACGCTGATGTGCGGAATGCTTGGTGGGTCAAGGCTGAACGTGCCAGAAATGCTAAAGTGCGGAAGCTTGATATGCGGAAGCTCAAGATGCAACCCCGCAAAGAAGTTGGAAATCGCGTCAAGCCCGCCCTTAACGATGTTCTTTGCACCATCAATCTTACTCTGAATGGTGTTCTTTATGCCATCCCAGATTGAGCTTGCAGTTGACTTCACGTTATTGAATATGCTGCTCGTCGTGCTTTGGATGTTACTCCATGCACTTTGCACGTTAGATTTAATCACGTCTGCCTTGCTCTGGACATTGGATTTTATACCATCCCACGTGCTCGAAAGATTGGACTTTATGTTGTTCCAAATGCTGCCAGTGGTCGATTTGATGTTGTTCCAAGCAGTGCCTACCTTCGACTTAACATTCTCAACCGCACTGGAAACATTTGACTTTATATTATCCCAGATACCGCCAAGTGTGGACTTTATTCCGTTCCAAATGCTGCTAGTCGTGCTCGTAATCCAATCCCAAGCACCCTTCACACCATTCTTTATCGTTTCCAGTATCGGCCCTAGGAAACCCCAAATCGCGTTCCACACGGTCTGTATTATTCCGTTTATCGTATCCATCGCGCCTTGGATGAAGCCTGTTATGGCGTTCCAAGCCGTCTCTACGATTCCCTTGCAGTTCTCCCAAATGAACTGGAAAGGCAAAGTGATTATCGTGATTGCAACGTTGAATATTTCCGCTATCAACTGGAAAGCGAAGTTGATTATGTTGCAAATCGTGTCCCAAGCAGTTTGGACAATACCGCTCAGCGTGTCCCAGATGCCTTGGAATGTCGTGACAACGCCATTCCACAGACCAGTGAAGAAGTCAACGATTCCCTGCCAAAGGCCAGTGAAGAAATCGCCTATCCCCTGCCACATGGAATTCCAATCAGTTCCGAACCAGCCAAGAATCACGTTGGCAACACCAATCAAAGCATCGCCTACGCCTTGGAAAATCGAGACTATCGCATCCCACACGCCGCCGAAAATCTCTTGTACGCCCTGCCAGCATCGCTCCCAATCGCCAGTGAACAAACCGATAAACACGTCAAGGATGCCCGATATAACGTCAAGCAGACCACCAAGCACGCCACCGATAATCTCAAAGGCACCGATGAACACAGGCGCAAGCAGATTGCAGAATGCATCCCACAAAGGCGCAATCAAGTCGATAAACCCTGTGAACAGGCCACCCAACAAATTAAACAGCTCACCAAGACGCGAAAAAACACCTTGGAACTTCTCTACTATGCTGTTCCAAATCTCGATTATCTTGTTCCTGAATTCCTCGTTAGTGTCCCACAAGTGCTTGAACGCCGCAACCAGCGCAACGACAATCGCAATCACGACTCCGACTGGCCCTGTGAGAACGGTAAGCGCACCCTCAAGACCGGGGAATGCAGCGGTAAGGCTTGCAACGATTCCGTTGCCCTCAGCCATAAGCCCGAACATCGTGGATATCGTAGAGCCAAAGCCAGTGATAGCGCCCTTCACAGTCCCTAGGATGCCCGATATACCGCCCAAGTTCTGGAAACCGCTAACTAGCCCACCTAAGACACCTTCGCCCGCCTTGAGCGCTCCTATGGCCTTAGAAATGGTTCCTATGGCAGTGACAAGCTTGCCTATGACGATGAGCACAGGCCCGATTGCCGCAAACACGGCACCAAGAACGACAACGAACTTCTGCACGGCAGGTGGTGCGTTGGTAAATTTTTCCACAACGCCAGTAAGCCACTCGACCAACTTTGTTAGGTGCGGAATAACCAAATCGCCAAGCCTGATTGCAAGAGACTCCAACGCACCGCCAAGCTGCTCCATCTTTGACTTTAGATTGTCCTGCATTATCTCTGCGGTACGCTTCGCTTCGCCGCCGCAATTCTTCATTTCCTGACTTAGCTTGTTGTATTCCTCTTCGCTCAAATTAAGCAATGCAAGCATGCCGGACTGACCATTCGCGCCAGCAATCGTGGCCGCATAGTAAGCCTTTTGCTCGTCTGTAAGACCACTGAAAGACTTGCGCAATATTCCAACGATTTCGTCAAGCGACTTGAACGAACCATCATCGTTCGTGATTTTAATTCCAAGCTCGTTCATCGCCTGTGCCACTTGGTCACTAGGCTTCACAAGGTTGGTCAGCATTCGCCGCAAGCTCGTGCCAGCCTGAGAACCCTTGATGCCAGCCATGGACATTGCAGTTGTGGCCGTCGTAACGTCCTCAATGCTCAAACCCATGGATTGTGCCATAGGCGCAACGTATTTAAATGTTTCTCCCAAGTCCTTAATGTCAATGGTGCCAGCGTTCGCCGCATGTGCGAGAAGGTCTGCAATCCTCGTGGAATCCTTAGCTTCAAGGCCAAACCCGGTCACCGCATCGGCACAAATCGTAGCCACCGTGCTAAGGCCCTCGCCAGAAGCGGCAGCAGCGTCAAGAACGCCGCCCATACCGTCGATTATTTGTGACGAATTCCAACCAGCCTTAGCCATTTCGGTCATTGCGTCTGCGACCTCGCCAGACGAAAATGCGGTCTTTGCGCCCAAGTCAATTGCCGTGTCGCGCAAGCGCTGAAACTCCGAACTCGTCTTGTCGGTGATTTGCAGAACGCCAGCGACCTGTGACATGCCAGCTTCGAAGTCAGAGCCGACTTTAAGACCAGCAGCAGCAGCCGCGCCGATAGGTACCGTAAAGGCTTTCGTCATGGTAGAACCAGCAGACTCAAGGGCCTTGCCAGCGCTCGTCATTTTGCTAGAAAAGCTCTTCTCCGTGTCGTTCGCCGTCTTGTCTGCTTCCTGCCTTGCCTTTTGCATTCCACTGACAAAATCGGAAATGTCAATCTCAAGGTAGCCTTTGGCGGTACCCATATCAACAGCCATGTATTATTTCACCCCCTCAGAACTAAAATTTACTTTATCGTGTGCTTAACAAGCTCTGAGAAGCTGGAATAATGGTTCTTCTCGTTATCTTCCTTCTCGTTATCCTTCTTGAATATTGGCGTTTCTTTGTTTTGCATCTTCGCGTAAATATACCCACATGCTTCATCAAAGCAAAATGCGGTATATTCATCCTTTATATACAGCAAAGTGCTTGGCCTGACGTTGTAAATATTCGCCAAGCCAAGCACATTAAGAATTCTCTCACTCGCTACGAAAGGATTTAAGTTCCTCGACTCCACCCTGAGTGTAGTTGAAGATGAACATAAGTTGCTGGTCGGTCAGCATCAGACCAGACGAAACAATCTCATCATACGTAGGCTCAAGCAGAGTCGCACGCGCCATTTCGACGCAAAGCCCAAGCATCTGCGGAAGCATGTCGCTATTGTCAATGTCCATCGCTTCATCATTGCCAGCGAAAAGCGCGTTTGCAGTACCCAAAAGCGCATTGGGAATCTTGCCCTCGCTCGCCATTTGCAGCATCGACGGCCTACGGACACGCGCATAGAATGGTTGTCCCTCGCCAAAGTCGGGAAGCCTTACCACGACACCTTGCGCATAACCCATCAGCTCATTCAAGGTGGTGGGCACGAACTGCTCTGGATTTGCCTGAACTTGTGGTGCCAACCTAGGATACATGTCTGCCATGATTTCATTTCCTTTCGATTTGATTAGCGAATAAATTTAATTCCTAGCCGTTTCCGCCCTCGCCATCATTGACTGTGCTAGGGTCGGTAAGCGTGGGAAGCTGAGGAACCCAAGAAATGTCGTAAGGCGATTCGCCGATGTTCGGCATGGAGTTAATCACGTACTCAGGCGCACGGAACGTGCCATCCTCAGTGTTGAACGCAATCGGGTCACCAAGGCAGTTCGGGAAGCTCGTCTTTTCGTACTGCACGATGGTACCGGATGCATTGTACTGCGCCGAATATGCGTTGAGCGTGAACTTGGTGCGACTCTCCGCACTACCAGCAACAGGCGGCGCATAACTGACAACCTTGGTCGGGTCGGTAGTGTCGTACACGATAGTACCGCCCTGCAAAATCTTGACAAGCTCAGGATTGAAAACGTTGTCATGCAACGTAATCTGCACGCCAGTAACCGTTGTCTCCTTGGGCTTCTGCGCACGCAGTATTCCCTTGATAACAAGGCGTACCGCATCCTGTTCCTCGGTCTGAATCTCCGTCTCGATTTGGTTTGCCGTATCGAAACCAAACTCGTAGTCGCTCGTTCCGTCATTGTACGAAATCGTAACCAGAGAACAATCAATGGTCGGAATCTCGTGCTTTGACTTATAAACCGTGTTAGGCAATCCCAACACCCCCTAAACAATCAATAATTGCTGAATTTCCTATGGTTGGTATAACTCGCAGTGACGTAATGCGCCCTCATCGTATCGTCAAACATGCTCGTGCTAACGTTCCTATCGTCAACAATCATCGGATATAGCTGCTTCATGACCTCACGAACCCGCACAACCAAAGGCTCAAGCTTCGAATATTGCGACTCAGGGACACAAATAACAAGCTCGTATCCGTAATCATCAGTCGAAAACGTTCCGTGCTGCATGACTCCCGAATTGGTGACGAAAACCAAAGGCTCATTCACCACGCCGATTTTGGTTGTAGGTGACTTGACCTTTATCCCATTGTTCTCAAGAACCGAATAAATGTCCTCCCACCTGCTGTTCTTAGGCTCGAACTCTTGTGGATTTATGGGCATGGAATCACATCCTTCGACCGATGGAGTTGAACAGGCCAGACATGCCCCTCATTACCTTAGACTCCCATTTCTTGAGCGTTGGCATGATTATCGCAAATCGCCTACCGTGCGCATACTCAAGGTACTTGCCATACCACACGCCATGCGAAAGCGTAAGCCTTAGATGCTTAGAATCGGGCTGTGAGACGGTTGTATTCAGCGTTGCCTTTGCCATTCCCGTTCGGTCAGTCCACGGTCGGTTCTTTTGGGCATCGGCCCTAATCTCTATTCCGTAGGTCGTAAGCTTCGCCAATGCAGCAGCAGCGACACGCGCCGAAAAATTTATCAGGTTCCGATTAAGTTCAGAACCCTCCCAACGCGAATCATAGCGATATCTGCTGCCCATCGTCAAGCCTTTCTAAGCTAATCTCAGCGTAGATTCCCCACTCTTGGACATTTACCCATCCAAGCACCGTAAAGCCCTCAGAAAGCCTTACAACGTCTCCTATGGCTATGTGAAGGGCTTCCACATCCTCATACCTCGCAAGCAGTAATGGGTTTTTGGTCTTTCGAATAATCGAAGTCTCACGCGCTTCCCTCGTAAGGTGCGTTGACGTGTATCCGCTTACCTCATGATAGATGCACCGAAGGGAACCAACCAAGGTCGGTTCATCGTCCAAGATTGGTTCCCCGAATTCGTTTGTGCCATGTCGATAAAACTCAACGTCGATTCCGCTGCGCTTCAACTCCCGGTCAAGCTTGTACTTCTCGAATCGAAGGTTAATCACTAGGAAGCACCCCCGAATTGTACGTGCGAAAGCGTGAAGCCAAACGCCTGAAATACGCGCTCGTGTCATGGGTGGCAAGACCAGTTACCTCGATTGTCGAATCCTCCGATTTGATAATCAAAAGCTCGTAGATAGTCGCACGCATGTCACCATCGTTCTTCGCAAAATAATACTCGATATCATCGTCCTCGAAATAAGGACTCTGATTCTCTCGTATCTCGCGCTTGATAGTCGCAAGCGTACTCGCGTCAATCGCCATCAGTCTCACCACCCATCACGAAATCTAGTCAACGTCCCACTCATCATCGCTACCATCGTCGGAAGCGTCGCGCTCGTCCCAGAAACCGCGAATCCTAGCCTTGCGCTCTCGAACGCTTCGCGTACCAGACAAATCAATGCCCATCACGGTAGCGTAACGCTCTACCTCTTCCTTGTTCCATTGAGAAATTGGCTTATCCTCTTCCAAGTCACGTGCGAAAATCTCATCTTCCGTCAATGCGGACTGGACAGAATCACCATTCCCCTCTTCGTCCTCGAAATACCGCCAATATCCATGACGCTTGTAAATCGTCTCGAAAGCACCATTGGTAACGCTGATTACATGCTTGCCATCCGTAATCTCAATCATTCGGCCACCCTCCTTTCGCAAACCAAGAATTAAATTTACCGACAGGACAAAGCCTAGGCACCGGGCTTAACGTCCATAATGTAAATCTGGTCTGCCATTTCGAAGGACGGGAGACAAATCATCGAAACGATAGTCTCGACGTTCACGGGGTCAACCTTCTGCGCGGTCGTGACGGCAACGCCAGTATCCGTAATGGACACGTTTGCAACCGAACCGCTCATAAGGTCAGACTCGGCAGGAGTGGTGCCAAACCAAGTCTTACCAAGCTCGCCAGCAGGGAACATGACAAACGTATCGTCGGGAACGAACTTGACGGTGTTGCCGTCCTCGTCCTTGTAACGCTTGTCGTTAACAAGAACCTCAATGTCAAGCTCGTCCTTGATGTACGTGCGAAGTGCGCGGTCAGACACGGCACCAGCGCCGTTGGTAAGGACGAAAATGGCCTTCTTGATGCTCTCGTTGTTACGCAGGTAGCGCCAAGTCTTTCCGGTACACATTGCACGTGCGACCACTGCGCCAGTCTCGTCCTGAATCAGCTCCTTGGCAACGCGAATGTCCTCAAGTGGGTCGGCAGTGCTGTAGCTATCCCAAGCGATAGCGGCATCGCCCTTGTGGTTAGCGGGAACCTGATAGTCATAGTTGAAAGCCTGACCATTGGCAGACATGGAGATTACGCCAGTGCAAAGCGCCATCATGCGCATGCGCTCGCGTGCGGCAGCGGCACCACGCAGAAGGTTAGTCTCATCGTCAAAGATTCGATTCATGACCGAATCAATGTAAGCCTGATTTCCAGTCTCAAGCACGATGTTAAGCTCCTGACGCATTTCCTCATCCACGTAATAGGATTCCTTGAAATACGGCATCTGAGCGGTAAGGCGCTCGAACCCGATACGGGGACGGGGAATCGCATGCACGTCGAATGCAGACGTGTTCAGCACGACGGGAAGCCCACGCGCACCCTTGAGCCACTTGAGGTCAAGTCCACGCTTCTTGTCAGACGGGAAAAGCTCTTCGCCCACATAAGGCGCTTCGTCCTGAGTAAGAACCTCCCAATAGGCGGTAATCTCAGGCGCGGTAAGCAGGTCGAAAATAGTCATTTGTCATTACCTCCTAAAATTTAAATCGGAAAACCCTAGCCCTTGATGATGCTAACGGCACCAACGACATTCACGCCGCAAGACACAAGCGCCTGAACATCAGAGTCAAGGCGATTGTAATTGACGATACCGAAGTAAAGAGCAGTTCCGTTCGCATCGCCAGCGGTAACGTCAACGTCATGCAGAAGCACGGCATTGGCGGTAAGAGCGGCCTTAGCGGAAACGTAAGCGACGGAAATCTTGTCACCGTCCACGGCAGTGCCAGTGGGCGTGATTCCGTAATCGGAAAGCGTCACGGTAGCACCGTCAAGCTTCCAAGTGGTCGTACTATCGGCAACCTCGGCTTCGAACTCGTAGGTACCATCGACGTTGGCAACCTTCGTGCCGAAAGTGGCTGCGGTAACGCTTGCAGCGGTAACGCCAGTGCCAGTGACAGTTGCGGTAGCGGACTCGGAAACAGCTTCGCGGGAAGCGGCAACGGGAAGCGAACGATTGGAAAAATCGACGGCAACAGGCGTGCCAGCCTTTGCAATCTTCTTGGTGCCTACCTCAGTGCCAAGCGCATCATCGACAATAACGCCCACAGAAGCTTGCAGCTCGACGTTTGCAAGAATCTGCTTGGGCGCACCATAGGTGGTCTTGCTAATACCAGACTTGTTGAGCATTTCATACCTCCAAAACTCAAGTTAAATTAAATCTACGAACTGAAATACGAACTCTTTTTGGTCTGAGGTTTACGCAAACCCGCAAGGCGCTTTCCCAACCCATCGCTCTGATTGTTCTTACTTCCCTGCTGGTTCTTGGAAGAAATCGTTGAGCCAGTGCCACGCTTCCCGGCACCGCCCTTATCATCTTCCTCAGTGTCCTCAAACCAAATCGCGTACTTGGACTTTAGCTCGTTGAGGATAGCGTTGAAATCGTTGTTCTCGTCGGAATAACGCGCACGAACCAAATCAACCGCATCGTCAACGTATTGGGCCTTTACGCCAGCTTTCATGGCATCGGCTTTCATTTCGGCAATCCTAGCACGCTCCTGAGCCTGTGCAAGCTCCGCGCTGTTATCACCCTGATTCCCACCATCGCCATCATTAGCGCCCTTAGCGGCCATTAGAGCCTTAATAAGCGAAATAGCGTCTGCATCGTCGGGATTAATACCAAGCTCGTTGAAAACAGCGTTACGGCCCTGCTGCTTCTCCTTAGCCATCATCCTGTTCACGTCCTCTTGCGTGAACGTCTTTCCCTGACTCTGGTTGCCGCCATTTCCACCATCAGAACCGCCACCAGAATTGTTGGTGCCACCGCCGTTCTGATTCTGCCCATCATTGCCGCCGTTGCCTTGGGAACCGCCATCGTTGCCTTGCTGGTTCTCTCCCTCATTGCCGCCAGCGTCCTTCTTCTCATCGTCGTTATTATCGTTGTTCTGATTCTGATTAGCCATTTTCTTTCCTCCAAATAATCAAATCCATGTATTTACACAGTCTCATGGTAGACCAGACAATCCGTGATTGTACCATCGGACAATTCAGCATCTTCCACGGTAAAGACACCATGAAACTTGGCTTTCAAACCATCGACGTGCTTTCCCAAGCGCTCTTGCTTTTTATACGCGCTCCTTACCACCTGAGCATACTTTTGGCTGTTAGCACCAATCCTATGCAGTTTGGATATGCGCTTTCTCGCTTTATCGACCTTATCAGCAAGCTCGTAATATTTCGCGTCCTTAATCGTGACGATATCGACGTGCTTGCAACTAGGACACAACAGGAAATCAATGACGTACTTTTGGTTTCTAAACTCAAATGGTTGCGTCCTTATATCATCTGGCCCATTTATCTCGTACTCAAAACCGCAAGCGTCACATTTCACAATCATACTGCCATCACCCAACCATCAGGTAATGTCTTGTTGGTTTCCTCAATAATTAATTTCTTACCAACGTATGATTTAATTAGTACCTTGCGTCTGTTCTCCAATTTGGAATTTAATTTATTGAACAGGCCAGCTTGATTTTTTAATTTAATCGGGTTAGCCGTCTTAGACCTCTGAGCGACAAGCCCTCGGATTTGGTCGAATAATTTAATCGTACCCTCATCGTCAAGCTGCAAGACGTTTATCGAACCACACTCGCCGCACTCGTGCATCGTGACTAGGATTCGCTTGCCATTGCAGGTTGCCCAGCGCCTTTCAACTTGGTTAATAACGACTTCGCTACCGCATTGCTTGCATCGTAGCTTAACGCCCATCGGCTTCGGCATACTCACCAACTCCAATCCATTCTAGCACACTTCGGATACCTTACTGTCAGAATTTAAGGCCATATTGATGAACTTTCCCGCGATTCCCTTGATTTCCACAGGAACGGCAGAAAGCCACTTGCCCGGAATGGAGTGAAGCCCGAACATAGCACCTGCAAGCATGCCCACCGTGGTTCCACGGCAATCCGCATTCTGTGCCAGTACGAGCGAATCGGGGAACGCATACGCTTCGCGTGCCAGAGCAACGGCCACGTTCCACTCGTCACATAGCCCTGCAAGGCTCTCAGAGCCTTTCTGCGGCCCTTTTAGCCTAATCCACGTTGTTCTACCCTGATTCATATAAACCGTGTCGTAAATCGCCTGACAAGCGGCCAGATAGGGTTGCTGGTAGAACTTGCCAGTGTGCTTGCCCATAGCGGAATCAAGCATCAAACGCCCAAACACCAGCATGTCGGGAAGCAGCGTCACGACACCCTTGCCCTCATACTCGACAACGGGATAGGCACCGTTGGCGTAGTCGTTCATGTAGCGAATGCAATCCTGCACGTCCAAGCTGAACGTGTCTGAGATAATCGGCTGCATCGTCTCATGGTCAACCCCACGAAACAAATCGCCGATTATTGCGCCATACACGCACCCGGCAAGCCTATCGCGCACTTCGTTATTCTCAACCATTTAAATTTAATCCTCCCCATAACGGAAGCCATACTGACCAACCAAATCATCTATCTCTTCATCCATACCGCCATGCACCCATGCGGCCAACCTCTCGTTAATCTCGTCCTCAGACGCATTAACAACAGGCTCCATCACGCACATACCGTTGGGATGGTCTAACGGAACCATGTCAACGTCGTAAAGGTTGCCGTCCCTATCCGCGCAAATCTCGCAGACGCGCGAACCGTTCGCAACCCATCTAACCTTCTTGACGAAAGGATTCATCTTGCTCGCATCGATAACGCTTTGCTGGTAGGCGTGCTGAATCAGCGTGCGTGCCAACCTCTGTGCGTTGTAATCGACCTTCTTTGGGTAAATCCTGCGGCCATCCTTCATCTTTAGGTTCCATTGACGTGCACGCTTCGGATTGACGTATTGCGCAAGCTCACGCGAAATCTCGTAGATAGATTCGTTACGCGCATAACCGCCGCCGACAATCTCATAGAGCGTGCGCATCAAATCATCGTTGTTGCCCCAAATCCTAGCACTCAGGCTCCAACCAGTGTCGTATATTCGACCGTTGATTATGTTCGCTACCTCACGCCTTGCCACCGTGGACATTGCAGCGGAAACGCTCTTGTAGTTAAATCCAAAGCTTGCCATCCACTCTGCACTGCTCTTCATCACAGAGTCGGACACTTCCCACATGGATTCGCGTATGCCGCTCTGTAAGGCCCTTGAGACGGCCCTAGAGCTATCCTGTAGCTGTTTCCTCAGCTCCTTGTAATACCGCTCCTGAAAAGCGTCTCCGCGCCTTTGCCAATACTTTGCACGTTCCTCAATCTGCTCAGCCCAATCGACGTAAAGCTTTTCAATTCGACGCATTTCGGATTTCGTTATCTTGTCGCGTGCAATGCTCGCATCCTCAAGGAATAATTTTTGCCTTGGCATTCACATCAGCCCCACAGATACCGTTCACACCACAAGGCTCGAACTCATTGCACACACCGCCACGCTGTAGGCACTTGGGAACCAAGAATGGCTTGAACTCAGGATTTGTCTTTAGTACCTCTTTGACAATCTCAAGCATCCATAGCTGCGTCGTGTAATACGCCTGACCACAGAGCCGCATGCCAGCCATGAATATCAATTCCTGCGCGTTAATGTCCATGGTGTGCGTAACAGGCTCGTCTTGTGGTGCCTTGGTGCGGTCGTAGTTGCTTTGTCGGTCGTTGCGCTGCGATTGCACGTAATGTTCGACACCGTACTTGTGCCGTGCGAAATGCACCGAAACGTAATACGGGATATCCACCATTTCAATCGTGAACATCAGCGTTCGTATGGGGGAATGCCCTGCTCGTAGAATCTTCTTCTTCCACTTGTCGGACACTCCCCCGCCTGTATAGCGTCTGCCCATCGTGCGCAAGGCGAAATCATAGGCCCTTTCCCAATCGGCATCCGTTGGATACCGCAAAATATTTACCGCCATTATTTCACCCTACCTCTTACGCTTGGTTGGCTTCCGCTTCGCCTTGGCTCTGCCCTTCCTCACTCTGTCCTTGTTGTCCTCCGACAGCGCCCATGCCAGCATCGCCAGAATCAGAAGAACCATCAGTATTCTCGCCACCATAGTCATTAGAGCTTCCACCAAATCCGCCATTGAAACTCGCTTCCTCGATAATTTGGCGCTCGTATGCGATTTGCTCAAGCTCGTCCTGCGCTTCATCGTCGGTAAGGCCACGCCATTTCTTCATGTACGCACGCTTGGACATTACATTCGTCTCGACCTCAGACAAGTCCTGTTGCCGTTCCTCAAGTTCGTCCTCTGGCAGTGGCGTGTTCTGCTCAATGCGAATCTCATAGTCCACAGGCACCAAAGGCTCGGAAATATATTTTTGCACCGTCTTGGGATACACATACGCACCTTGGATGATTATGTTTATCATCTGCCTAAAGTTAGGCCCCCACATCGTCATTTTCTCTTTGCAACGAACGATAAGCGGCCAATAGATAGCCTTTAGCGCCTTACCCGACGTGATAGCGCCCGTCATAGTCTCAAGCGTGATGTTTGGCATGTCGATTTGCTCATACGCCACCGTCTTGATTCGGTCAAGGCTCGTCTTTAGCGCATCGGAATACGTCATTTGTGGCTCAAGCATGCCGACCTGCGGACTAGGCTTGTCTAGGTTCTGGTCAGTACCCAAATCCCAGAAGCTACCCGGTGCCGTGCTCAGTCCCTTTGTCGAATTCGGGTCAAGGTCGATGCCATACTTAATCGAATTCATTGACTTGCGCTCTGCGTCAACGTCGGCGTTGGAAAGCTTGGAATACCACTGCTCGTACCCATAAAGCAAGTCAATCTCAGACTCGCCCTTTTCCTCGCCCGTAAGACCGTCATTGACGAACACCACAGCGGGAATCATGGGAATCAAAAGCTCCTGACGCTCCGTGACTTCCTCGACCAAAGCACCACGACCGTCATAGATTTGCTCTTCGAGATACACAACATCATTACCAGCCGAATCTTGCTCGACCTCGAATTTCTTCTTGAATATTCGCTTGTCCACAAGGTTTCGCGTGTCCTGCATAACGATGAATGCCACGAACTTCGTAAGCACGTTTGGATTGCTAAATTTCGTCTCGTACACGAATTGCGTGCTTGGCAAAAACGTAATCGTAACGCCATCTTCCTCATTAAAGTTAACCAGACCAGCGCAACGCTTGCCGATGAAACAATCCTTAGCGGCCTTGATAATCTGCTCTTCGAAATTGTTATCCTGCAAGACAGTCGTAACCATGTCGGAATGAACCGTAAGCATGTCGCGTGCCTGTTGCGTCACCTTGCCAACATCACCCTTTGGGTCAATTGAAATCGTAGGCGATTCGGCGAACATGAAACGCGCTTCTTTGTCGATAAGGGAAGCGGCCATCTTATAGCGCAACGTCGCTGGAACGTAGTCACCATGCGAACCCTCGACGGAAAACCTAGCGCCCTCCTTATAAATCTGGTAGTAGCGACAAATCTGCGTAAGCTCGTCCAACGTATCCTTGGACATGCCTTGCATTTCTTGGTTGATAAGGCCATAGGGAATGCGATTGTACGCCCTCAGCCTTTTCGAATCGTCAAGCATAATCTCTATCTGCTGCGATTCCTCGTCCTTTTGCACTTATACACACCCCCTATGGGATTAAATTAAAATCCTAATTGCCAAACTTGCCGTCGTTGATGCAGCGCTGCAACGCACGGACAGACTCACGGCCAAAGTAGCCGTCTACGGCCACCAAATAGCCCTTAGAGCAGAGATACAGCTGAACCTTGGTACTTGTCTCATATCCCCAATAGCCGTCCACAGAAGCGCCCACAAGGGCTTGCAAGGCCCTCACCAACTGCGAACCACCATAGCCGTGCTCAATCGCGTTGATTGCCCAGACGTATTCGTAATTGGCAGTGGGTTGCCCAGAGATAACGCCATCCTCGTAAGTGCCTAGGATGTGCTGCATGTCGATTATGGTATTCCATCCACCATAACCGTCAACCTCAAGCTTGCCGCCGTCACGATTGTTCTTGGGCTGCTCAGGCTCAGGTGCAACACCAGAATATTTGGGCTGCGCAAACCCCCGAATGTATCCCCAAGCGATTTCGATATATCGCCTGTCAACGCATTCGTGCATGTTGCCCTCAATAGTGACTATCTGACCGTTCTCTACCTTCTCGACATACCCGATATGGTCAGAGTCACCGTCATTGGGCTGCGTGCCATCGTCCCAATTGAAAACGATAACGTCACCGGGATTAGGAATAATCGAACCGTCCTCAACCCAAATGCCCATTTCCTTGAATATCTCAACGTGACGCTCCACGCCACATTCGGCACCAATGAGCGAATAAGCGCCAGCTTTCCATGCCACAGCGGAAACGAAACCATCGCACCACTCGTCGGAATATTGCAGGTGGTATCCGACAGGCAAAGGCTCGATTGTGTTGTACAGGTCGATTATCTCACGATAGCTGCCATCGTCCTCGTTATACCCAAGATAAGACCTTGCGACGTTTAGCACGTCCTCAGCGGAAACACCCTGCGGCCTTGGCACATCGCCATCGCCATCAACATACATCTGCCATGCGCCAGTGTCACCATAAAATTTATCCAAGTCCACGGGACAATTGCTGTTCGTTGCCCAACCACTCCCATACTGGAACATCGGGATATTGTAGCCCCAAGCTCCCCAAGGATTAGAGTCTTGCCATGGGTCGGACTGATAGCCGGGAAGCGTGTCCTCCGTTGCGTACTGAGCGCCCCACAGCGCGTATCCCTCACTTGCGACCTGCGACCAGTCCCACGAATTGCAAACTGATTTGCTCGTGTAAATCCATGGCTTCACACCCGTAAGGCGGTATACCTCACGCAACCACTCAAGCGCGAAATCAGGCCCAAGCTCAAGCACTGGCCCGCCATACTTCCAGTCGGAATCCTCCCAATCAAGCACGGGAATTCCCTTGCCGAAATATTCGCGGCAATTATCAACGAAATATCGCGCTTGCTCTATCGCAGAACCACCGCGCTCAGGATTGTTTGCGAAATGGTAGAAACCAAAGGGCTTGCCCATTGCAAGAATACGACTTGCGAAGTCATGCAAGGTCTTGTCAACGAATCGCGTGCCGTCCGTGGCCTTTACGATGCAAAAGCCAAACTCCACTTCCTCTAGATTTATGTCCTCTTGCCAGTTGGAAATATCAATGCCGTCTAACAACGTGCTCTCCCTTCATACACCTAAAGAAATCCCACGCAACGCCGTTGAATTCCTCAAAGGAAAATTGCCGATTGTTGGTGATGCAATATGGGTCACGAATGTAAAACCCATTTTGGTCAACATCGTAAATCAAGACGATATGGCCTGAATCACTGGTTTCCATGTCACCTAACACACCATGGCAACTTGCAAAAGCAATCCAATCGTTGTTCACCATTTCCGCTACCGCATCAGGTGCATAGATTACCTCAGACGCTTTTATGTTCGTCTCTGCACCCCAACTGTTGCGGATAAAGTCAACCGTCTTGTTTATGTCGTTCACGCCATCAGTAAGAGTCGCGCCGCTAGACAGTTTTGCAAGCTCATCAGGCGTACATGTCGTACCTGTCAATATTTGCACAGCCATTGCACCACAGCACAAACCACAGCCAGTGTCGGAAATGGTACCAACGCCATATGGGACATTTGCCCACTGAGAATCCCACTGCATGTACATCGGAACGTAATACCGCAAGCTTGACGTGGCATTCACAATGTCGGAAATAGTTGCCGCATTAGCACCTGCATTTTCTGGACTTCTCGCATGAACCTTCGTGGCGAAATATTCTGCATACTCCTGCTCTACCCTTTCCTGATTCACGATTAGCCCCATGACGAAACTAAACGCGCACAGCACCAAGCAAAGCGCCACGACCAGAATAATGTCGGAAGCCTTTAATTTATTCTCAGGCTCATCAGGCTCAAGCTTGTAACCGTATATCGGCTCAGGCTCGTCTATCGGTATCTTCGGAAAAATATCTGTGTCACTGCTGCTCTTCATTGCTACCACCGACATACAAATGCGTGTCACCGTTCTCCCGGCTTGCATCAACCATTCCCTCTGCGAACAGATACGCAATCACTGCACCACCAGCGGCAATTATAGCCGCCACCTGAGTAACCGTATTCTCACCCACACCAAAGGCAAGGAGCAACGGTGAAACAAAGCCTACAACCAACGCCCAAAACTTCCTAGAGCTTAATTTTGCCCTCCAATCAATTTTAGTCTCTGTTGTTCCAACTATTTGCATATCAGAAGCCTTTTGGACATTATCAAAGTTAATATTATCCTGCTCTGCCCAGAATCCGCTTTCGTCGTAATGATTAGCCATTTTGTACCACCCAAAATATATTTTGTTACCCTTACCTACTTGCTGAAATACATCCTATCCTTTAGGTCTGCTACCGTTACCTGCTCTAGGCCATACCACATTGCGCTGAACGTGTGTGGGTCTATGTTGAACGTGTCGTAAATTATGTTTCCCTTTGAATCCTTGGAATACGTCAAGTCCTTTAGTTCCCTGATTGTGTTCCTGCACCTAGGGGAAACTATAATTCGTTGGAAACGCTTCATTTTGCGTGTGTTGGACAACCTAGAACCAGCGAATTTATTTCTACATGCCCTTATCCTAAATCCCTGCTGCCGATAATACTGAATCGCCTTTGGGTCTGCATTATCTGCGATTATCATTTTCCTGTAGCCTTGTGCATTCAGCGTATCGACGCGCCGCCTTAATTTTTGCATTTCTGGCAGTGCGGAAAATTTATCGTCAGTCACATGGTTCATATATATCTCGTCCCACACGTACAAATAGGAGCGCTCCAAATCAACTGACATGCAAAGCACGGCGTTAAATGATTCCTCGAAACCAAAGTCGAACCCGAAATATTGATTCTCTGGCCCAAGCCTTTCTATCTGGTGCTTGAACTGTCCGGGATTGCTTGCGACACGCAACTGAGGAAGCACCCTAGTACCCGATACGCCAAACTCGCCCCATCTTGCAACACGATATAGCTGTGCGTCGTACTCCCTGATTTTGTCCAAGCGCTTTAGGTACTGCCAAGGAAGCCAAGGATTATTGTCAGGCGTGCTATGATGGTAGTAGATTCCATCCCTGATTACTATGCCCTCGTCGTAGAACACATTTTCATCAACAAGAACCTTCTCCCTGCCCTTATCGTCAAGCCTTGCGAAGAAATGCCGATAAATCCAATTCTCTCGGCTCACAGGATTGCAGGACAGGATGAAATGCATGCTCACCTTTGGCGTTCTGATACGGCCTTGCAGCTCCTTGAAGCCCTCGTACTTAATCTCAGACGCTTCCTCCATCCACACAATTGAAACGTCATTAATTGACTTTACCTTTTCTGGTTTATCCATTCCCTTGAATGTGATTCTTGAACCATTGCTAAATTTAACCTCCATGGGATGTGTCGTGGAAGTCACCTTGCACTCACGCTTGCCACGCCTGAACTCTCGTGGGTCTGCCGTGTAAAGCCCCAAATCGTCCAAAATCTCAATAAAAAGGCTCAAGCACGAATCGCGCAACGTATCGTAAACCTCACGCACGACTAGACAAGTTCGCTTTTCCTCAAGCAGCTTCAAAATTATCTTTAACGCCACCTGATACGATTTTCCGCTGCCATAGCCACCAACCAAAAGGAACGTCTCATAGCGCCAGTTAAAAATGAAATCCTCGAATGCTGGTGCAACCTTCTTCTCAATGACCAACGCTAATCATCCTCCCAATCATCAGGCCAATAATCAACGTCAATCTCTCCATCATCGGATTTCTTGCTCTTGCTATTAGCAGCTTTCTTTTCCTCTTCCGTCATACCTCGAACCGTGACGGATTTGTTAACCGTATCGTCAAGGCCCGGTCTGGTTCCCGTCTCATCATTGCTTGCACGTGTTACCACGATTGAAACAGTATCGTCAGACTCAAGCGTTATCCGCTGCTCAGGATTCTTGCACCACTTATCCGGTCTGCGATTGTATAGCCAGCTCTGGATTGCGTAAACATTCGGCGATTGCGGATACTCCGTGACTTCCTCACGTTCCTCAACGACAACGCCACCCTTGATTACCGTGACAGTCTTTACCTCACGCTTCTGGAAGCCCAGAGCGGCCTTTAGAAGGGCGTTCTCTACCTTGTAGTCCACTACCTCAGCACCAGCCGCCAAAGCGTCTCTAACGGCCTTAGAAGCCTTCTTAAGCTCATACAGCGTATTGGCAGACACGCCCATCTTGTGCGCTATGTCCGCATTGGTAAAGCCATCACGCGCCCAGCCCTCAAGCAGGATTAGATTTTCCTTTTCCTCCCACTTTTTGATAAGACGTGAACCAATAGAATTCGTTTTTCCCATCGATTCACCCCAAATAAATTTACTCCTTAAACGACAAAAGGCACCCTTACGGATGCCTAATGAAATCATTTACTCGTTTGCCAACGGCAACTAATCTTGCCAGTACCAATCAGACTTGTCACGCAATCGAAATGCAGGATTGTCCCAAACATCATCCATCTTGCCATCTTTCTTTATCGTGGTCATACCATCGTAGAATGTAAAATCACGATACGAACCAGCAAGCTCAGCGGAATCGTAAATGTCAATCTTGCCCTTGGAATCCTCGACGCACAAAACCTCATCGCCGCTGTAAACGTTGATTACGGCATTAACGATTTCGTCCGACTCCAAATCGACCGGAACAGTAACCTTGGTACCGCTATAGTTGAAAATATCAAACGCCATTGCGCAACTCCTTGAATTTAAATTTAGCTTTCGTCCTCAATCATGGCGTAGTTCTTGATGAAACGAGCACGCACGACTTTTGCAACGTCTCGACTCTGCAAAGGCATCGGCTCAATCAGGTCGTAATACTCACCAAGCAAGGCATTGATAAATGCAGTCTCGAACTCAGTCATTGCACAACGATAATTTTCGCGCACCTGCTCTGCACGCTCACTGGTAAGCCTACCGTCCTTTTCGCGCTTGTAAGTACGCTCAAGCCTGACCTTGTTAATGCGCCACTGGCTGAACATGCAGGTTGCGGAATCGTTGTCATGCAACAGAGCACAACACAGAGCGTCAACGATTGTCTCAAAGCGCTCCTTGTCCTCTTTCGTGGTGTGATGCTCGCAAGCATCATCGCACTCTTCAATGACACCGATACCAACGATATTGAAATCACCGTTCTTGAGCGCATCGATAAGCTCTTGTGCTTCCTCTTCCGACTTGATACCGCTAACTTCACCAGTCGGATTGTCGCGCAAGACCTTGCCGAAAGCGCCTGACTCACTTGCATACTTCACGGCATCCACCAACGCATCCATGATTTCCCGGCTCTTGTCTGCCATTGTAAGCCCCTTTCTGGCCCTTATACTTAGTGGGTTGACATTTGCTCATGCCACCCACTCACAACCGCTTAGAAACGCTCTCAGCGCCTTAGAGCACTACTGCTTGTTCTTCTTGTTCATCATCTTGGTAAGAAGATTGCTCATATGCTTCTGTGCGCGAATATGACCGATTGCACAAGCTTCGAAAAGATAGGAATTCTCAGAATAGAACTGCTTAGCCAAAGCAATCTTGCGCTCGTGAACATCAGAAGCACGCTTCTCGTAGTCGGCATAAATTGCATCCGACTCGTCCTTAAAGCCAGCTTCATCAAGCTTGTGCGCTGCTTCTGCAAGACCATTGGCAGATTCATGGTCACGCAAAAGCTTGGAATACTCAGTAACATGGTTCTGGTAGAACTGCATAGAAAGAGCATTGAGAATTACGCTCGTCTCGATGGTGATGGTGGTCGTTGCCATTTTGAAACCTCCTAAAATAAGGAACTTTGCTTGCCACCAACTATATTACGCTTCTTTGTCGTGATTGCAAGGACTATTTTCGGATTTCTCCGAATCGCATTCACAGCCCTCACAACTTTCCTTTTTCTTCTTGTCGGCTTCCATCATTTCACGATATTGGCGCTCGATAGTCCAATACGGCAAAACCTTCTTGTCGTAGTCAATCGCAATCTCGTGCTCAATCTTACAACCTCTAGCATGCTGCCAATTGAAGCCCATAATCACGATATCAGCCTTGTCCATGGCCTTGATTGCTTCACCAAGGAACCAAAGAGCACCAACAGTCTCATCACCACCAAGGCGCTCAACGTCCTCATCTGAGAACAAGGAATCGATTACCTCGATTTCCTCATTGGGATAAACGCAACCAATCACGTGAATCATGGAATTGCGCTCAATCTCGATTTCATCGAAAGTCTTGTCCTTCATCGGTTGCGAAATAAATACCTTCATTTGTCCTCACTTTCAAACCAAGGATGTTTGCCAATGATGTACCCAACCGCATGGCATTCGACCTCAACGCCGCAATATTGGCAAACATCGAAAACAGTTTTGTTTATGGTTACATACGTTTCAAACCATCGCAAGGCATCATAGCAAGCTTGCAACTCGCGGAACGTCTGCAAAGGCACATTTAAAATTTTGCGGCCAACACGTATACAAATCGCACCGTTTTGGTTCACGTAGGCATTGTGCAACAATTCATTTAGCTTGTTCATTCCTTCTGTAACGTCTTGCACCTTTGCCACTCCTTAAACTCATTGAACATTCGCGTATATTCGTAAGCATCAGCAAAGATTTTCTGAACAGCAAAATAAATCTTAGGCTCATGCCGTTTGGTCGTTTCTAAATCAGCTTGAAGATTTCGACTGTAAGGACAACCAACACAGCCAGTGCGCTTGAATCCCCAAACCTCGTAACAATCGCTATGAGAAATATTGAAAATCGCTTCATACGATTGTCGGTCAGAATCACTAAACCAAAAGAGCGGCCTGTAAGTATCAACACCAATCCCACGGTCAAAGCATTTATTTTGAAATGCCCTGCTTCCACCCTCAGCCTTACGCACTCCTGTAACTGTCAAATCACACTCACTGCTTTCGATTGCCTTTGCTGCAACCTTTTTCTTTGCGTAAGTGCAACACTTTGGAGAAATCCAAAACCAAGGCGGATTCTCAACCATGAACTCTTTCAAATGCCTACGATACCCGATATCAAACTTGCTTGGTTTCGATTTGTCTTTTGCAAAATCATTCGTCCACCAACGCAAACCAGAACGACACTCGCCGTACTTGTCCCAAAGCTCTTGGAACGAATCACAATCATCCCACTCAAAACCTATATTCTGTAACCGCTCAATCATCATGCTTATATATTTGCTTGCAAATGGTTGACCATATTCCTTGCAACACACAGGAATTGATTTTATTGCACGCAACCTTTTTATTTCTACTTGATACGACCATTCCAAATAATCAAGCTGTTCTTTCGTTGCTGCATACTCAATTCCTGTGTCAAAGAAAGCATACTCAATCTCGATTGGCTGTTCTCGTCTCACTCTTTGGCAAAGGTCAAGTATGATATCTGAGTCTGCCCCCCCACTGAGACTTACAAGCGCTTTGTCATGGTGCAAAAATACGGATTCGCATTTCATTACAGCATCCACAATCACACCATTGCCGCACTTTATAAGCTCTTGATAAAGCTCATGCATAAGCACCTTCCTTGTTTCGTTTGCCTTTACCATTTAATTTAATTTCCGCTTTGTAGGATGCTTGCGACTTTCGTTGCCGTGTGTAGTATGACCAGAAAGGAGTTTACATACATGGCAAGCTGTGTGCTGCGTCCAAGAAGAAAGGAAGGATTTTGCAACAGCAACCTAGGCCACCATACGCAATAAGTGCCGCAAGCCCAAACCAGCACCCATGCCACCCCGTACCAAGCAAGAACCTAGGTGCCACACATGGTCTAGGATTTGTTTTTGCGATTGCTCCAACCACGTTGCGTTTTGACAATCGGCACAAGCACCCTACAAAGCGGAAACGAGAAAAGGGGAATCCAAGCGCACGAAAGACAGACGATTTAACAAAACCGGATACTGACGCTTGGATTCCCCATATGCAAACGACGTGTGGCGATACGTCGAAATGCAACGAATAAATTAAATCAGAACCTATGGCCCTGACGCTCTAGCCAATCCTCGTAATCGGCCATGAATGAAACAAGCTCATAAAGCCTGTCCTGTGACACGGAAAAGCTATTGCTCTCCGCATCGTACTCCGTGAACCGCTCCAACGGAACCGGGATGTAACTCGAACGATTCACGTGCCTTGCATAGCTCCTGAGCGCCCAAATCGTAAGCACCCAGAAAAGCCCCAAGAACCATTCGCCGCCTATCGCAAAGTACCCACGCCTAGCCATTCCGTCAATGCCAAGCCAAAGGAAAAGGAACGGGCAAATCGCAACCATGATTCCCGCGAACGAATCGCAATTCCTGCGCATGAACATAACGAAATTATCGTAAGCGTCTCGCACCATGCGACGAAAGATTTTCTTGTTTTCCATTATTATCACCCAACACCTTCCGTTTATCCTATTTCCCTTTGCGCTTTAAGGCTCTCAGAACGTGCAACCATGTCGGCAACATCGTTCTGTGGGTTACCGCTATGGCCCTTAACCTTGTAGAACCGCACCGAAATCCCCGCATCCTGAACGTACTCAATCAACGTTCCGCATTCCTCCCACATGTCGGGATTCTTGATTTCGTCACCTTTCGCGTTCTTCCAGTGGTTATTACGCCATGCCACGTACCAGTAGTTGCAAATCGAATTTACGCAATACGCACTGTCAGAGAATATTTCGTAATTTACGTTTGGATATTTGTTGTTTCTCTTAAAGTACCATTCGTCATACTCGATTATCTTTTTCAAGGCTTCGATTATCGCCTTTAGTTCCATTCGGTTGTTGGTCGTGTTCTTCTTGTACCCGCTGTAGATTATCGTTCCCTTGTGCGTGTAGAAGATTGCCGCCCAACCACCGAAGTTGTCACTAGTGCAAGCACCATCGGTGTAAATCCTCTGTCTCATGCCCTCAGTCCTATTGCTCCGCTCTTTACGTTGAGGAACAAAAACAGAACCACCTTGCAAGTGACCTCGTACAGTGTCAATCCGTATGCCGTACCCAACCAAGCATGACCATCCTGCTTCTTGACTCCGCACGACCAGACTATGTGCGTTTCGTTGCCGTCCTGCTTAACCGCGAAAAAGTCCAATGGGTCAATCGCCTACCTGA